TTACTTACTGAGTAAGAAATGAAGGTTAACTCTAATATACTTTAAAAACTGCTGCTCCGTTTTAACATGTAATTTTCGCATAATGCTCCGGCGGAGTGACTTTGTCTGCTCTTCAGAAAGCGAAAGTAAAGCGGCCGTTTCGCTTAAATGATAACCGCTGGCGATCAGTTTTAATAAGTGACGTTCTGTTACTGAAAAATGACGAGTCGTGCAATAGTGGCAAATGCCAGAAGGGACGCTATGTCGAAGCGCTCGCTTATGTAAGATCAATATCATTTTTCGGGTAATTTCTTCAACATCATCTTCCCGATAAATATGCGGCAGCATATACAGACATGGTCTGAACATGAGCTTTTCTTTATCGCATTTATTACAAATAATTACCCGTAGCTGATGTTGGGTATGCATAGGTATCTGGTAACAGCCTGCGCTGAACCAATCATCATCCAGGGCCAGGAAAGCGATATCGGCATTATCTATCTCTTCTGGCGGCAGAAAGTCAATTTTCTGCTGCCATTGATTCGCCAGACGCGTCATGATGATTTTCAACCCATGCTCAAAGTGACTGTTTTGTTCCTTAATAGCGATACTCAGCATAAAAAATATCCTACACGGCAGGTGAATCATGGTGAAATATTAAAGAAACTGATTGATTATCTAAATACTGGCGGCCTTAATTCCCACTTTATGCGTGCTGAGATGTGTCCAGGCGATTTCCTGGAACCTGGCATTGCGCCAGAAAAGACGATATTCGTACACTTAGTCAGCAACCAGAACAAAAGCCATTGACTCAGGAGTACCTGACCGTATAATTCTCGCGTTTCGTCTACACGAAGTCTTCACTTCACAAGGCGCCCTTAGCTCAGTTGGATAGAGCAACGGCCTTCTAAGCCGTGGGTCGCAGGTTCGAATCCTGCAGGGCGCGCCATTATATATCAACTGGTTACGCCTCTTTAATTCCCTCCTTATTTTCCATATGGGACATATTTGGGACATCATCACTGAAAATCGAGTCAATTTGCCTCGCGTGTTCCGTTAAATGATTCGGCGCAAGGTGAGCATATCGGCGCACCATCTCGATGCTCTCCCATCCTCCCATTTCCTGAAGAACAGAAAGCGGCACTCCGGACTGAATTAGCCAACTGGCCCACGTGTGCCTCAGATCGTGGAAACGGAAATCCTCAATTCCAGCCCGGCGGCAAGCTGCATTCCATGCTCGCTGGTCATCGACGCGCATCTTTCTGATAGTCGGCGTCTTTGAGCCATCGGGCCGGATGCCTTCTTTCGTATGTACGAACACCCATTTATGATGCTTACCAATCTGGCCACGCAATACCTTACAGGCAGTGTCATTTAGCGCTACGCCAATAGCGCGGTTTGACTTGCTGTCTTCAGGGTTCACCCAGGCAACACGACGTTGCATGTCAATCTGTTGCCATTCCAAATTGATGATGTTCGACCTTCTGAGGCCGGTTGCCAGCGCAAACTTAACGACCGACCTCAGCGGCTCCGGACATTCATCAATCAGCCTTTTCGCCTCTTCATGCTCAAGCCACCGAACGCGCTTATTTCTCACTGACGGTATCTTGATAACTGGCGCTTTCTCCAGCCATTTCCAGTCACGTTCTGCCGCCCGGAGAATGGCCTTCATCAGTGCGAGGTGCTTTGCCTTTGTCGATGTGGTGACCGGCTTGGGCTCAAATACTGGCGCTTCTTTACCCTTTCTCTTGGCAGATTCAACTTTCTGCTGCCATATCTCCTTTACCTTCCTGTTTTGCATCCTGCTCACCGCGGCGTAAATCTTCGCCTCAGTGATATCCTTTATCCTTACTCCTTCGAAATGCTCAAGCCAGAATCCCATCCGGCCTTTATCGGTATCGAGCGATTTCTTGTCTGCTTTCTCTTCCAGCCAGCGGAGGCATGCTTCTTCAAAAGTCACTTCAGGAAAGTCGCCGAGCTTGTCTACTCGCCAGAGTTCAGCCTTTCTTTTGTCGTGCAACTCCTGAGCTTGCCGCTTGTCCGCTGTCCCAAGAGATTCCTTAATTCGCTTCCCGCCCGGGAGCGAGTACGAGGCGTACCATATTTCACCTCTACGGAAGATTGACATTTATTTCCCTCTTTAAATGCATCACCCGCGCTCACGTCGACAGTATGCAGCGGTGAATTGAGTGCCGCAATGCATGCTTGTCTAGTGGTTAGGTAAGGGGATTTCGGTTTGGTGGGGTCTTTACGTGTTGCCTGTAGTCGGCCTGTGCGAATCCAGTTGGTGGCGGTAGGTCTGGATATCTTGAGAAATGCACAGGCCTCATCGAGTGTGAGACTGTGTGATTCCATGGTTACCTTCCTAATACTGAAGCGAGAAGAGCAATCTCTACAAGAAGCTCAATAAATCCGAAAATTGCTATACCTGCGTAAACCGCGCCATCAATATCCCCGCGGCGACAAAGATAGGTGGCACTGATCACAAGAATCATCATTCACTCCATAAAACAAAACTCGCCGTAGCGAGTTCAGATAAAAGAAATCCCCGCGAGAGCGAGGATTGTTATTGCTGCGGCGGATTTGGAAGTGGTATCCAGTGAGTTACTCTTGGCTCACCTGCTGTATTTACCGTATTCGGCCCGATTCGAAATGTGCTGCCGGTATACTCAGCATCTTTGATAAGTGGCGTAACCACATTGCTATTAAATTCGACAAACGCAATAAGTCGCTGTCCTTTCTCCGGTAGTTGATCGCTTACAGGAATCCAACAATCCGGAGTTGCCGGAGAGTTCAACTTGTTAGTTTCACTTACAGTCTCGTTAAGTTTTGCTGAATTGAGCATTGCGTCTCGGCAGTCGTTCCAGCCCTCCGCATACGTCTCATTGACGCCATCTAAATGACAGGTCTGCAGATCCATCGCATCAGGCGCTACCGGCGCTGGCTGGGCGGTGTAAAAATACGGACTGATAGTCCACTTTTTATTCCAGAAATCTCGCGTTTTCTTGGCTTCCTCTAGCGTTGCAACACTACAGCCAACTTTTCCGCACTCTCTGACGACGTGGTAGCCGGCTGGCTCTTGGTTATCAGCCTTGCGGCGTTCCTGTAGCTCGCGCAGCGCCAACAGCTCGATATCCTCAGGATAATCCCAATCACCGTCCCAAAAATCACGGCTGGCAGAACGTCGGTCCTCAATCGCGTTAATTCGCGCTTTGATCTTCTCGTCTGTTAGTTTGTTATTCATTCCGGGAACCTCATCCAGTGCGTAACCTCATCGCCTCCCATTTTGTAAACAGGAAACTCGTCGGGATAAAAACAATCATCGCTAAAATCAGCAACCCATTGCACACCATCAATATTTTTAACGATTACTGTTGATTCATCCTCTGGCAATTCCTCATCAATTGAAATCCACCGAAATGATTTGCGGCGTTCCTGTAGCTCTGTGACAGCGCAGGCCGCTTTATTTAGCAATTCAGCCATAGTTTTTGCGCCTGCACGTCGGCCACTTTGAAAATAAAAAGTGGAACCGTAGAATAATTTCAAAGCCAGCTCATTGATTTCTTCGTCTGTTAGTTTGCTATTGGTCATTTAAAAATCCCCGTCGCCTATAGATAAGTAGTGGCTAGCTGATAGGGCGACCATCAAACTACCCGCTTCAGAATCACCCAGCAGCAAGTTAAACCCACCCGACGCTGTGTAATAATTCGCGTCCGGGAACTCCTGTTTAACCTCGTCCAATAGCGCCGCCAACGCCTTCGTCAGCCGATTAAATCGGCGCTCAATATTCGGTAATTTCTCATCTAACAGCCTGTACGCCTCGCCCCAGTCGTCGATACGTTCGATTAATTCTTCTGTAGTCATTCTGTTACCGCCCTTATGGGGCGATCTCCGTTAATTATTATTCTGGAATTACCAGTTCAATATCGTCAGGTGCCTGGATAGCGAGCATTGGGCTATAACCGTTTTCATAAACACTGTATGAAACAGGCCAGGAAGGTAACGGGCAATTCTCAATAACCTGGCTTATGCCAATGCTCCACAGACCAGAATCCATGTAAAAGCCAACAACCAGCATCTCGCCATCGCCTGATTTCAGGTGATAAATACCCGGCTCTCTGTAACAGCCAACTTCCTCTCTGATTGCACCTTCGCATTCGAGCAAGTCATCACTTGCGCCGTAAAATCTTAGTTCTTTCATCTGTCACTCCCCATTCACGCCAATGCCAGCGTCGGCCAATGCTGCGTTAACCTCCGCCTCCGGATATGCATAAATCTCTCGATGCGCATCTGTGAAATCTCGGCGATGAAGGACGATAATGGGTTCCGGTAGTATCACGGTCCGCGCCTCCAGTTCTGCCACCCGGTGAGCTTCACGGGTTGCAATTCCCGCGTATTCAATCAGGCGTTTGTCCAGCTCGGCGATGCGCTTCTCTGCGGCTTCCAACTTCTTGTAGAGAGCATCCCAGCTTGTTGAGTTATCAAGAACCAGCTTTGTAACTCGCTCTTCACGTGATTTGTAATGCTCCAGTTCATCCAGCAGCGCCAGCATTCGCTCAGCGATAGCCACTTCGTCAGGGAATTCTTTTTTCCATGCCTCATTCAGCAATTTGCAGCTGACAGGATTCATACTGAATCGCTCAACCATGAGGGATGCCAGTTCTTTTGTTTTTGCTGTTACTGCCTGTTTGTCGATGTTGCTCATTGGGCTGGCCCTCGCATTTGTGATTTTCTGGATCATCGGCTTTGAAATAACCGCCGCAGATTTTGCAGGGTATCGTCGGCACTTCGTCGTAATTTAAGGTTCCCGTAATCATGACTGCACTCCTTTGCGAAGCTGGGCGGCGATATCTTCGATAACGCCATCGGCGAATGAGCGATCAAAATCGCCTTCCGGTGCATCAGCCATAAATTCTGTGGAGGTCAGTATCATTCGTGCGATGTCCGCAGCGTTCTTTGCTGTGTCGTCGATAAATCCTGCATCCCATGCGGCCAGCATTCGGTTAGCAACAAAGTAAGCGCCTTCCTTGTGAGCCTGCGCCCGCACCTCAGCCAGAAAGGCGTCTGTCGCCGGGGTCTCAGTGAAATCGTCTACCCACGTATCGCCAACGTCCTCGCACTCGCGACGACAATATTCGTTGAATTCGACCTCTGATTTTTTCAGTGCCACATTCTCCGCCGCCAGCGCCGCGCATTTCGCCTCAAGTTCTGCATAATCACTATGACGCACCATATCAGTACAGAATGATTCTCCTGTTATTGGTGGTGATAACTGGTCACTGACAATCGTGTATATTTTCACTTCTTTCATTTCTTCCAACTCCGCAACATCGCATTCAGATATTTGTTTTGATTTACTGACGGAAAAGAATTTCTCTTAAGCAATTCCTCTCTCGATGGCATTGGCTTTACGCGTTGGCGAATAATCATTTCTGCCGGAAGAATGCCGGGATTGTATGCAAGTCCTCTCATGGTAAATTCCTCAGTCATTACTGATAGCGCCATAGCGTGAGCGGTAATTACGCAGGCGCGGGTCAATTTCAGGGAAGTGGGTATATGTGGCTTTGCGGAATGGTCGGATTGATGTCTGGTAAATTCGCTCGCGTTCTTCTTTCTCTGCAAGCCATATACAGTGGCGAAATTCCTTTTCCTCTTTCGTTTCCTGTGGTAGCGACATTATACGATCGTAGTTTTTTCTGAATTTATCCAGCACCTCCGATACGGAATTGCCGGAACAGCGGCGCGGGGTATCCGCACCATATAGAGGCGCTGGCATAATTAACTCCTTGTTTTGCTAAATCAGAAGGGGATGGAATCGTCGTATACAGGCGTGTTCTGTTGGTTACTACTTTGCTGCTGCGGGCTATTTCCTGAAGCTGCAAATCCAATCTTTGCATTCAGTAATTCAAGAGTGATTGATTGACCATTTTGCCCCTGATAAACATCAACCCTGATGTTTTCTCCGGTAATTTCTACAATGCCTCCTTCAACCAGAACGCTACGATAGTAATCCGCTTGCGCTCCCGGCTTGGCAAATACAACGGCGCTGTAGTTTGTCCATTCTTTCTTTTTTGTCTGGCGATCGTAATACTGAACGCCAGCACGGATGTTGAATCCGATATTTTTCCCGGCCTGAAACTCTCTTGCGGGCTTGTTTAGTCTTACAGTAATCGAATGTGCCATTAAGCAGCCGCTCCTTCTAATTCGTCTCGTCTGATGTTGTAAATGTCCTGCGCTTTGTGCTGCTCCGGTGTGCCTTCGAGCATCTTCCACGCTTTGGCGAACGCCTGTTTAAGCTCTTCCACGGTGTTTTTCTGCATTGCTTCGTCAGTGAATGCTTTTAGAACCTGTTCAGGTGTAGGTGATGGTTTTGATTGCTTTGCTGCTGCGTTCTGCTGATGTTTATGCTCGTCTGTATCTGCATCTTTCGCATCATCTATTCCGAACAAACCATTAAGGCAATACTTGCGCGCATAAGAGCTTGTAGCTCCCGTAACTTGTGCAGAATCCATTCCTTTCTTGCTTTCTTCCTCTCGTGCAAGAGCGGTTGCTTTATGACTGTTTTCGCCATCAGTAATAGTTGCCGTTGCTTTCACGTAATACCGATCACCAATCAACACAACTTCATCGCTGATTGATAAAAACAGGCCATTCAGTAACGGCTTAACACCCTCAAGAATGTCTTCGCAGCTTCTGTATTTATATTTGCCGAATGAGTTGTACTGATTCTTTGGCGCGTTCAGATTCTCCTGAATAGCTGCCAGTCTTGCGTAAAATTCTTTGCTCATATGATTGTTCTCAGAATGGACACGGCCCAAGGAAATAACGCTGATTTAATACTTCGACTCGGGACAAGTTAAGGCATACCCGCATTCCTTCGCGGTCGCCATTATGTCGATACCAGAGAGCTTTCTGCGTGTACATGCGCCTCTGTAACTTGCTCTCCTTCACTGTGGTTGCAAGTGACATGAATATCTCCTTCGTTACCGATTAATTCTTTCATCTGACGAATGAATTCTTCGTCTGACCAGTTATCCGTAAAGCTCATTTCCTGCGATACCACGGAAGGTTGATAGCTGATTTCATCGCTTTATTTGCTTCAAGCCACATTTTTGAATCACCAATAAATCTGGCTATTACTGCTTTGTTCTGTGCAGCACGAAGCATCTGGTGATTGATGGCTATTTCATTGCGCATAATAAGACCTCAACTCTTTTCCATCCGTCACGTAATTTACGGGTGATTCGTTCAAGTAAAGATTCATTTAGTTGGAAGGCACCCATGCGAGCGCCTCCCGCGATTGCGTAAATCATGGGTGGTTCCTTATGTTGGTTTTATTAGTAGATTATTTTTGTTGCGAATACTTCGCCTTTTACGATGGCTGTTATGATATTTTTAGCAACATCTTCTGATGCGCCAACCTTGATAAGGTCAGCAAGTATTTTGTTATTTACTTCTTTCCGGTGAGCTTTGTCCTTTGCTCTACGCTCTTCTTCTTCCTTGATTCTTTTTTCTTCTGCTATTCTGGCTTGCTCTTTTGCTTCAGCCTCGCGCCGGATTCGTTCAGCCTCCTCCTGTGCTTTTCGGCGTTCTGCTTCAATTGCCGCTTGCTTTTCTCTTTCAGCTCGTTCTGCTGCCTCTTTTGCTTCGCGCTGTGCTCGTTGCTCGGCTTCAATGCGTTCACGCTCTGCACGTTCCGCTGCGGCCTTAGCCTCTGCTTCTCGTCTTGCTGCTGCTTCAATTTCGGCTTTTGCCTTTGCTTCGGCTTCAGCTCTGGCTTTCTCTTCAGCTTCTCTTTTTAAGCGTTCTTCATGCTCTCGCTTTTCCTGCTCCGCTTTGAGTCTTGCCTCTTCTCTTTGGCGGTCAAATTCGCGATCCATCAAAATCGCTATTTCATGGTCAGACTCAATTTGCTTTGCGAGAGCTTCAGCTGCTGCCTTAGCTTCTTCTTCGGCTTTAATCCGCGCCTGTTCTTCCTCATAATCAGTAAGAGGCTGGCGCGCCTTGGCTTTCAGTTCATCAAGGCGATCGCGCACTGTCTTGCGGTTAGCATCAATTAGCTTTGGAATTTCCTTCAGTTCAGCAACAAGGTCTTTGCCAATACCATCGAGATATGTTTTCGTCTGCGCAACTTTATACGCCAGAGAAGCGATCTCCTTTCTGCCCTTTGCCGTTGTGATATCAGGCACAAAGGACATAACTTCACGTTCAACCTTTTGAAGGATTTCTTCAATCTGGTCGGCAGACTGAAATACAGTCATTGCATTTGCTTTTTCAATAACAACTAAATCTGTTACTTCACTCATATATCCTCCGTCAAAAAAATTGCCCTCACATCGGAGGGCAAAGAAGATTTCCAATAATCAGAACAAGTCGGCTCCTGTTTAGTTACGAGCGACATTGCTCCGTGTATTCACTCGTTGGAATGAATACACAGTGCAGTGTTTATTCTGTTGTTTATGACAAAAATAAAGGCCGACTATGCGTCCTAGTAGAATACCCAATTTTCTGTTTCTTGGTTGTGTCCAAAGTTATATTCAATATCTGGTGTTGATGTATCAATATTCTTCATCCCATCAACAAGAGTTGATACAACAGCCAAATCTTGTTTGATTCTCATTAAATGGTATTTCTTCCGGCGCAATAAACTCTCAATGGCAAGTTTCTTCGTTGGGAATGCAAAAGATCTTTCTGCATTTTTTGCTACTTTCTTAATTGCATATCTATTTCTCCTTTGTTTCCATTCCTGTAACCACTGATTTGGTGCTGGTTTAAAATTAACAATCCAATGCGCAGGAACCAACCATGCATAATGCTCTGTCTGATGAAAAGCTATATATTGAAGTGCGAATATTTTTATCCCATCTTCTTCAACTGTCGCCTGGAATCTCCAGAAAACAGGCATTCCATCATGTTCAGTTTCTGATTCAGGAAAAGGTACGCTCCATGATTTTGTCATATCTCACCTCAAATAAGTGGTTTGCTGCCAAAACAATGAACCATCCGGAAATTCCAGATAGTTCATAATTCACTCTTCAATACTTCCAACTTACTAATCGCCGATAGATATCCTCGCTGATATGGCATCATCATTCCTTCGAGCTTGCCACTTCTTAACTCCTCCCTGAGCAATTGTATTGCTTTATCAATAACCTCTGACTTAGCGTCCTTTATGGCTTGCTTGCGGGGCTTTGCTTTCTGCTTTGGCAGATTTCTCAAGCATGATGGAATGTATGTCTGATTCATCACTTACCTCGCTGTCAGTTGTTTTGATTTCCGGTAGCCTGCCGCGTAAAGAGCTACGTCTGGAAGAAGTACAGATCCTCCTTCAACTTCCTTCTGACGCGTTCCGGCAAGCGAAATGGCTTTGGTAACGCGGTCAATTCTTTTGGCTTTAACCTCATGAGAAGCATCAGGAGCATCGCAGCCAAAAATTGAATCAATGATATTGCAGATGGTGTCGCGCTCCATTGCTAGCTTTCTGCGCCGCTCATGACGGCGAGTTTTAGCATTGCCTGCAAACGTTGACTTCCCGTAGATAATAACCGTCATGATTTAATCCTCATGTGAAATGGCTTTGGTACTGGCGCCGGAACCTGTCTCAATTTCCGGATTTCAAGTGGTTTCTCAGTCCGGCCCGATCGGTACAGCTAGAGGCCTAAGCTCCACCACACGCCAGTCCAAACCCATCTCGTTTGGTATCTTGTCGCGCTTTGTCAGCGCATCATCGAAGTTAAAGAGCGTTGCCTTTCCGTTTGCCTACCAGCTTCCTGCTGATGGCTTAAATATACAGATAAAACTGTAATAACGTCAACAGACAAAACTGTAATTTACCGCGCAAAGTACATATGTTGTTGTAATTTTGAGTAATTTATTTTCTTGAGGCACAAAAAAACCGACTTTCGTCGGCTTTAGTGTTTGGAGTGTTGGGGGGGGTTATCTTTTTCTTCGATAGATTCTGTGCTCGACCATAGTTCCTATGATTTTTATGTCTCTACCGATGTTGTTTATGGTCGGGTAATCTGAATTGAGGGGAACTAGCTCAAATGTGGAATCGCTTCCTAGTGAGGATGCTATAGGCCTGTATTTCTTGAATGTTGCCTCATGCTCTCCATTCTTGGCGACAACGAACTCGCCGGGCATGGGCTCAATCTCGGGATCGATAACTATGACGTCGCCAGCTTTAAATTCTGGCTCCATAGAGTCGCCAATTATTTTTAGAGCAAAGGTGAATTGAGAGCAATCCATGTCTGTCATGACATATTCAAAACTCCCATCAAAAGCCTCAATGGGGCTTTTACATGCTAGAGCACCTGCTTGAACATAGCTAATCAAAGGTATCCTCCTTGAATTCACTTCAGAAACTGGCTGGAAATGACCCCCATTCAATAACCATGACGGGTCACAGTTAAGGACGCTAGCTATCCCCACGATATTCCGGGGCTTCTGAGTTTTTCCATCCTCTATGCTTGCCCATGACTGTTGTCTGATTCCAGCTCTATCTGCTGCTTCAGTCTGCGTCAATCCAAGCTCAATTCTTCTTTGTTTTACTCGTTCTGCAAGGCTCATAGCATCCTCCAAAATGGGTTTCCATCCTCACAGTTGAAACTGTATTTGACAAACAGAAATAACTGTTAGACAATACAGATGAAACTGTAGAGGTGAACATATGGAAACCATTTCACAACGCCTCAAACAGAAGCGTACAGAATTGAAAATGACTCAGGCTCAGTTGGCTGAAAAGGCTGGGATGAAACAGCAATCAATCCAACAGATTGAGTCTGGTGAAACAAAACGTCCGCGCTTCCTGCTTGAGCTAGCTACAGCTCTCCAGTGTGATCCAAGCTGGTTGCTGTATGGCAAGAAAAGAAACAAAGCAGCTTAGTCTGCACCGCTCTTTACCAATCTGAACCGCCGACAACGCGGTAAATCTATTAAACGGATTTGCGTGTATTTGCGAATCCAACTCTATCTAATTTCTAAGGAATATTTTGAATGAACGTAGTTGCAACTAAAAGCAAGAAGGCGGCTCGCATTGAGTCCACTTTACTCAACAAGTTAGCCATGATGGGACAGAAGACATTCGCTAAAGCTATGGGTGTTCCTGAATACCAGGTAAGCCGATGGAAGAACGGTTTCTTCTCTCAGGTCAGCATGATGCTTGCGGTTCTGGAGTATGGAATCGAAGACGAGGAAATGGCAGAGCTCACCAGGCGACTTGCTACCTACCTGACAAAAGAAAAAGCCCCGAAGAACGGCGAATTCTTCGAGGCCTGATGTAGAAAGACTGGATCAATCCACAGGAGTAATTATGCCAAAACAACTCAGTCCTGACCAGGACAAATTACACAAAAACATACTACGTGATCGGTTCTTATCCAGCTTCAAACAGCCTGGTCGATTCCGGGCTGAGTTGGAAAAGGTGAAGCTGATGCAGAAGGAGAAAGGTCATGAGTAATCTTGCAACCGTAACACATTTAAGGCCTTCACAACGGCCTGTGGAGCGTCGTGTGGCAGAAGTTGAAGATGGTTATACCCGTCTTGCAAATGCCCTGTATGAAGAGCTTATCGGCGCAGATTTAACGAAAAATCAGAGCAAGGTTGCCCACGCCATATGCCGTAAAACATACGGCTACGGTAAAAAGATGGATCGCATCTCTGATAGTCAGTTAGCTCAAATTACCAGGCTGCCAAGACAGAAGGTAAACAAGGCCAAGAATGAGCTTATCGCGATGAAGGTTATCCTTCGCGAAGGCCAGCAAATCGGGCCAAACAAGAACATCGAGGAATGGCAAATCGAAGGCTGTCACTACTCTGGTGATAATGTCACTGCATTGGTGACAAAAAGTGTCACCAAAACGGTGACAGCGCTGTCACCAAAACAGGGACACACAAAAGAAACTATTACAAAAGAAAAAAGAAATAATAAAAACACTATGTCCGAAAGTGTTCGGACGGAGTGTGAAAAATCACCTGACCGTTACGAAGAAACCGACAAGGCATTCGAGGAAATATTCTGGTGTGCAGGCATGCGGAAAGCCGGGAAGAAAAACGCAGCTTCGGCATTCAGAACACAGTTCAGGGAGTGGCGTAAAACCACCAGGGGGACGGCAAGCGAGTTTGCCACAATGCTGGCAGAAGATATCGCGTGCAGGAACGGTAAGCAGTTCGGATTCGACAGGTTGTTACCATCGAGCTACCTGAACGGTCAACGCTGGAACGACGAGAAGCCAGAAACCATTCAACCACAATCCAAACCATCATCCGCAATCACCGTATCGAAAACTGGCTACGTGTTTTTCGACAGGTGAACCATGAAATCAAAAATCAAATCGCTACTGGTCGCTGGTTATAACCACGGCTGGTTAAGTATTTCGTTTGTCGATTTCTGGTTTAAAAATCTCAATCTGAGGGAATTATGACACCGAGTGAACTCAGCGACCTGCTTTGGGCGCAGGTTGACAGGGTGGCTCCTCACCTGTTGCCAAACGGCAAGAAAGACGGGCATGAATGGGTTGCTGGTAACGTCAACGGCGACAAGGGGAACAGTCTGAAGGTTAACCTTAGCGGAAAGAAAAAATGGGCTGATTTCGCTGAGGGAGACGGCGGTGACATGCTTGATTTGTGGATGGCGTGTCGTGGAATTAACCTGCATCAGGCCATGCAGGAAGCGAAGGCATTTCTCGGCATCAGGGAGGACGATCACCATTTCGACGCCAAACGTGAGAAGAGATTCTCCAGACCTGACCGCAAGAAAATAGCCCGCTACGTTACCAGAACAGAATCACATCTTGAGTACCTGCAATCGCGTGGCATATCGCCTGAAGTCGCGAAGCGATACGAGGTTGTCAGCGGAAAGGTCTGGAATGGCGAACGTGAACTGAGTGCCCTGGTGTTTCCGTACAAACGCGATGGCGAGCTGCTGCAGGTCAAGCGAATCAGTACTGAACGTCCGGACGGGAAGAAAGTCATCATGGCAGAAGGTGACTGTGAACCCTGTCTGTTCGGATGGCAGGCTCTCGATGCTGGCGTGAGGGCGGTTGTGCTTTGCGAAGGCGAAATTGATTGCATGAGCTATGCACAATACGGAATCCAGGCGCTATCTGTCCCGTTCGGTGGCGGGAAAGGCGCTAAACAACAGTGGATTGAGTTTGAATACCATAACCTAGACAGGTTTGAGGAAATATTCATTTCGATGGATGTTGATGATGTAGGTCGCGAAGCTGCAAGGGAAATCGCAAGCCGACTGGGTGAACATCGCTGTCGTCTGGTTACACTGCCACACAAAGATATCAACGAATGCCTGATGAACGGCGTCACCGAGGATGAAATCTGGCAGTACATCGGGACAGCGTCATATTTCGACCCCGAAGAGCTTTACAGCGCCCGTGAGTTTTATCATGACACCATCAATGCTTTCTACGGCAAGCAGCAGTATCTGTTTAACCCACCGTGGGAAACGCTGGCTTACAACTTCCAGTTCCGTGAAGCTGAGTTGACTCTCGTTAATGGCGTTAATGGTCACGGAAAAACAGAGGTTGTCGGGCATATGGCGCTGGAGGCCATGAGGCAGGGGGTAAAAACATGCGTCGCATCGCTTGAACTGAAGCCCGGGATTCTGCTCAAACGCCTGACCCGGCAGTCTACATGTTGCAAAATGCCGCCAGTTCTGGAAATCGAATCAGCATTTAAGTTTTACGATGACCGGCTATGGTTATTTGGCCTGACAGGTACAGCCAAGGCTGAACGCCTGATTGAAATTTTCACATACGCAAGACGGCGATACGGCATCCAGTTATTCATTATCGACAGCCTCATGAAATGCGGGATCGGTGATGACGACTACAACGGACAGAAAGCGTTTGTTGATGCGTTGTGCGATTTCAAAAACAAAACCAATTCCCACATCATTCTCGTTACTCACTCAAGGAAAGGAGACAGCGAGGAGAAACCCACCGGGAAAATGGACGTAAAAGGCTCAGGAGCGATTACAGACCTCACAGATAACCTGTTTATCATCTGGCGCAATAAAGCTCGCGAGAGAGCGTTACAGCGCGTTCAGGCTGGCGAGCAAATTAACGAGAAAGACCAGCAACTTCTTGCTGCGCCCGCATCTGTTTTAATGCTTGAGAAGCAGCGAAACGGGGAAGGGTGGGAAGGCGGTGTGCCGTTATTTCTTGACGAGCAGTCTCACCAGTTCCTGCAAATGGAAGGTGCGTCACCATACAACTACATAGCTAACATGCCGAAGTCGGAGTATGACGAAGTGTGGAGGCAGGAGAATGTTACGGAGTACTGAATGAACAACCAAATAATACCTGAAATGCTTTTGAATCCCCGCTTCATTGCTGTTTTGAACAGATGTATCGACGAAGAAGAGCTCATTATGCAATTTGAAAGGTTGTCAGGTGTCACTCGACCACCAAAGGGGCAACATCCAATAGAGCTGATGGTTGATAAAGCGACAGGATTTTCTGATGAGCAGTGGAAACGGTTTTTTGAGGCATTTATCCCGTTCGTCTATGAGTTTATATGGCTCACATGGAGAGACCGTGACAATGAGGAGTGCTGGCAATGACCATCTACATCACTGAGCTAGTAACAGGCCTGCTGGTAATCGCAGGCCTTTTTATTTGGTGGAGAGGGAAGACATGAAAAAACTAACCTTTGAAATTCGATCTCCAGCACATCAGCAAAATGCCATTCACGCAGTACAGCAAATCCTTCCAGACCCAACCAAACCAATCGTAGTAACCATTCAGGAACGCAACCGCAGCTTAGACCAAAATCGGAAGCTTTGGGCTTGCCTTGGTGATGTCTCACGTCAGGTTAACTGGCATGGACGATGGCTGGATGCAGAAAGCTGGAAGTGTGTGTTTACCGCAGCATTAAAGCAGCAGGACGTTGTCCCTAACCTTGCCGGGAATGGCTTTGTGGTAATAGGCCAGTCAACCAGCAGGATGCGTGTAAGCGAATTTGCGGAGCTATTAGAGCTTATACAGGCATTCGGTACAGAGCGTGGCGTTAAGTGGTCAGACGAAGCCCGGTTAGCACTGGAATGGAAAGCGAGGTTTGGAGACGCCGCATGAAACACTGCTACCGCTGCGGAGAAAGCAAAGACGATTATCGATTCCGGCCAAATCAACCTTATTGGCACCAATGGTGTATCAGATGTGAGCGGTCGCCAGTGGGTAATTTCCCGCTGCCAGAGACGAAGGAGGACGTATGGCACGACAGCGACGAAGTATCACCGACATAATCTGCGAAAACTGCAAATACCTACCAACGAAACGCTCCAGAAATAAACCAAAGCCAATCCCAAAAGAATCTGACGTAAAAACATTCGATTATGTCTATGGGTTGTTGCAGTCCAAGTGGAACCGCATGAGGAAAACGCGATGATTGACCCCAATCGAAGTTATGAGCAAGAGAGCATAGCAAGGGCAATGTGCGCAGGATGTAACAAGCAACTGGCACCTGATGAAATTTACGCCTGTGCAGAATGCATCAACGAATGGCTGGTATATCGAGATCCGAATGGAGATATGTCTAATGAGGATATTCAGGAGCAATAAATGGCTTCAGGCAGTAAGGGAGATAGATTGCTGCGTTCTGTGTGGTCGATATGGAGTTCAGGCTGCGCATCGCAACGAAGGAAAGGGAATAGGGCTAAAGGTTGACGACAGCCTAACAGCGGCGCTTTGCCCGCCATGCCATGAGCGCATCGACAACGGAAAAGATTTAAGCCGGGAAGAGCGACGCTCAGAAATGGACCGCGCCATTGTCTTAACGTTGCAAAAGTTAACACGCGAAGGGAGGGTAACAGTGCGATGAACGGATACCGTATAGCGTTGCCGTGGCCTCCATCCAATAATCGCTACTGGCGTCACTCACGAGGAATCCACTACATCAGCGATTGGGGAAAGCGATACCGGCGAGAAGTAATCGAAATAATTCAGCAACAACAGTTAGACATCAAAATAACACCACGCATCAGAATCACCATCCACGCAGCACCTCCCGATAACCGCAAACGCGACCTGGACAATTTGCCAAAGGCAGTTTTTGACGCACTCACCAGTGCGGGATTCTGGCTGGATGACGGCCAGATAGACGATATGCGCATCAAGCGCTGTCAGGCGATTAAAGGCGGAATGCTTGTGCTGGTAGTGACTGAGACGTGCGGGAATTTGCCAATGATTACGGAACTACTGGAGGCCGCATGACACACACTGTCAAAACCATTCCAGACATGCTCATAGAGACATACGGAAACCAGACAGAAGTAGCCAGGCGCTTATCTTGCCACCGCAACACAGTCAGGCGCTATCTGTACGACAAAGAAGCCAGGTATCACGCCATCGTTAACGGCGTTTTAATGATTCATCAGGGCGGGAGAGGTGTTTATGACCGTAACCAGCATTAACCAGGCGAAACAGCAGCGTGAACGTGACGAGGCTGAATTACGCAGCGTCAGAGAGATGACGGAGCAACACCAGAAGGCAATGGATTATCTGCATGAGCGAGAGCGTGAACTGGTGAACCGGCTTGGATTGAACAAGCCGGCGGGAGGCGATGCTGCATGAGACTCGAAAGCGTAGCTAAATTTCATTCGCCAAAAAGCCCGATGATGAGTGACTCACCGCGGGCTACGGCTTCTGACTTTCTTTCAGGTACTGATGTGATGGCTGCTATGGGAATGGCGCAATCACAAGCCGGATTCGGAATGGCTGCATTCTGCGGTAAGCACGAACTCAGCCAGAACGACAAACAAAAGGCTATCAACTATCTGATGCAATTTGCACACAAGGTATCGGGGAAATACCGCGGTGTGGCAAAGCTTGAAGGAAATACTAAGGCAAAGGTACTGCAAGTGCTCGCAACATTTGCTTATGCTGATTATTGCCGTAGTGCTGCGACGCCGGGAGCAAGATGCAGAGATTGTCACGGTACAGGCCGGGCGGTTGATATTTCCAAAACTGAACAGTGGGGAAGAGTTGTTGAGAAGGAGTGCGGAAGATGCAAGGGCGTCGGCTATTCAAGGGTGCCGGCAAGCGCCGCATATCGCGCCATAACGATGCTAATCCCAAACCTTACCCAACCCACCTGGTCACGCACTGTTAAGCCGCTGTATGACGCTTTGGTGGTGCAATGCCACAAGGAAGAGTCAATCGCAGACAATATTTTGAATGCAGTTACGCGTTAATAGCATGATTGCCACGGATGGCAACATATTAACAGCATGATATTGACTTTTTGAATAAAGTTGGGTAAATTTGACTCAACGATGGATAAATGCACTCGTTAAATAAAGCCCTGAGTTTAACAGCTAGGGGCTTTTCGCGTTTTAAGCACGACATTTCTGAAAGCGCCCTATCACCTATCACCAGAACACATCCAGATACCCTTGCTCATTCGTGGCGACGGGGTAGGGCGTTTTACACAAATGAAAAACCCAGCGCTTGGCTGGGCTTCGTGAAAAGGAGTAGCTCATGTTGAGTGAAAGCGCAAAAGATATCGCAGGTTACGAAGGTAAGTACGCTGTAACGACTGATGGGCGAGTTTATTCTCATTCTCGAGTTGATGATGGCGGAAAGTTAAGGAAAGGGCGCTGGCTTAAGCCGAATGTAGATGGTTATGGATATTTGCAGGTATCCCTCTACTCGGAAGGCGTAGCAAAGAAACATAAAGTGCATAGATTGGTAGCTGAAACATTCATTGATAATAAAAAATTGTGCCCACAGGTAAACCACAAGAATGGAATAAAGACTGATAATAACGTATCTAACCTAGAGTGGGTAACGGCACAACAGAATATTCTGCATGCGTTTTCTAATAGCCTTATGTCATCCAAAGGAGAGAAAAATGGCAGGGCAAAGCTAACCATGGATCAGGTGAAAGAAATACGCGACTGCAAATCAATGACGAAAACGGGTATTGCTAAACAATACGGCGTATCAACAGCAACAATTTCATGCATTGTTAACAATAAGTCCTGGGTTATAGATTAACAAAATTAAGAATGCTCATTACAGGATGCATTTATGAGTGCATCCATTAATGTCCGTTAAATGCGATGGGTGGGGATACTGCACCAACAGTACCCCCAGTGATTTCCTCGCGAAAGCAATAACGAGCAAACCACGTTACTGATAAACGTATCCTGGATTTGTTCACTCAACAACCACGTTAATTCCTAAATTGAACAGATCCCCGCACTCAGGGGGTGAGAAAATGAAGATGGACGAAAGATACAGCAATGCTTCATACGGTAGCGCTGGTCTTGCGGCTTTCTTTGCCAGTCTTTCTCTACAGGACTGGGGCTTCATCATTGGCGTCGCGTTCAGCATTATCCTCGGCGTTCTGACTTACCGGCTCAACAAGCGTGAGCAAATGAAGCGAACGAAGATACTGCAGGACATTTTGAATAAAACCGACTCCAGAAATCCATCAGCTACAGCCACGGTTATCGCCGAACTCGGTCAGAAAGCACCAAAGGAAATCTGATGAACAGCACCCTTCGAAAAAGCGTACTGGCAGCCGTTGGTGGTGGGGCTATCGCAATAGCTTCTGCACTGATTACTGGGCCAACTGGTAATGATGGTCTGGAAGGTGTCAGCTACATACCATACAAAGATATTGTTGGTGTATGGACTGTATGTCACGGACACACCGGAAAAGACATCATGCTCGGTAAAACGTATACCGAAGCAGAATGCAAAGCCCTCCTGAATAAAGACCTTGCCACGGTCGCCAGACAAATTAACCCGTACATTAAAGTCGATATACCGGAAACAACGCGCGGCGCTCTTTACTCGTTCGTCTACAACGTGGGTGCTGGCAATTTCAGAACATCGACGCTTCTTCGCAAAATAAACCAGGGCGATATCAAAGGCGCATGTGATCAGATACGGCGCTGGACATACGCTGGCGGTAAGCAATGGAAAGGGCTGATGACTCGCCGTGAGATTGAGCGTGAAGTCTGTTTGTGGGGGCAGCAATGAGCATGATTTGCTTTTTCATGGCAGCGTTGCTCGCATTCAATGGCAACGATGCGTGGCCGTGGTTTCTGGCCGTTGGGGTGTTGATGTCATGAGTCGGTTAACCGCAATCATCTGCGCTGTGGTTATTTGCCTGCTGGTTTCAATGGGGTGGGCTGTTAATCATTACCGTGATAACGCCATCACCTACAAAGGCCAGCGCGATACCGCCACCCATAAATTGAAACTGGCGAACGAGACGATTGACGACATGCAGGGGCGCCAGCGTGACGTTGCTGCCCTCGATGCAAGATATACAAAGGAACTCGCTGATGCGAAAGCTGAAAATGATGCTCTTCGGCGCAAGCTTGATAATGGTGGTCGGGTGCTCGTCAAAGGAAAATGCCCTGTGTCATCCTCAGCCGAAACCTCCAGCGCCTCCGGCATGGGCAATGATGCCACCGTCGAACTCTCTCCAGTTGCTGGACGAAACGTTCTCGGTATCCGGGACGGAATCATCAGTGACCAAACAGCACTGAGAACGCTTCAGGAGTACATCAGGGCGCAATGCCTTAAATAATTTCCCTCGCATAGAAATTTGACAAGTGACTTTCAGGAAAATGCCTCGCGATGCGGGGCGTTTTTGTATCGGTATTTCACCGCGCATCTCACGCGCATATCAACGAGAGCCTTTCAGTAAGCGAGCCTGAGAATTGCCGTTATAGGTGGCGACCTCTCTCGGGCGGCTTTTCTGTGAGACAGGCTCACTTTCTAAAAGGTAAAGACGCTATGAAAGCAATCACGCTTTTTAATACACCGATCCGTGTTGATGAATCAGGAATGATCTGCCTCACTGACATGTGGAAAGCTAGTGGTAAAAGTGAATCTGAATCGCCGTACCACTACCTGAGAAACAAGCAGACCAAAGAGTTCTTAGCCGAGCTGGAGAAAAACCACGAATCTGTGGTTTTTACGGAACGCGGTGTGCACGGTGGAACTTATGGCGGAAAGTTCGTTGCTTATGATTACGCAGCATGGCTAAACCCTGGATTTAAATATGCAGCCTATAAAGTCCTCGATGACTACTTCACCGGAGAGCTTCATCATCGGAACAGCTTAAGTGCGCAGCTCAATATGAAGTGTCATGAGTTTGATCAGAAAAAAGATATGGCGAGCTTCTGTGGACAAGGGCTGGCGGCATGGCGCTATACGAAGCCAGTGTTGGTCGCCGAGATTAACTCCCTGGCTAACCAGCTGCAGATTACGATCCCAGGGCTTCCGGGATGAGTGATCGTGTCATTGAATGCGCCTCCAGAGCGGGGCGCGACTTCTCAGAGTTCATGAAAGGTGAGAAGGGCATGATGGAAGCATTGGCCTCGGTGGATGAGTTTGGCGAGCAGCTGCGCCTCAACGGCTGTGTCAATCATCACTTTGTTAGCTACATGATGCGGAACTCGATCATGCAGGCATTCATGGACATGGCAAAAGCCGAGAGGAAAGAAGAGCGCCGGCGTAAGCGAGCGGAATCAAAAGCGAAGTAGCCATTACAAAGCCCATCTACGGGTGGGCTTGATAATGAAACCGGAATTTATTCCAGGTCACCAATTAGCAGCAGTACCGCGAAACAACCCAAGCCAGTAAGTGGGGTAAATAACAGCGTTGTATCGTCGCAGTATCATCGCATTAACAATGACCGCAGCCCTTAATGGGAGCTCCTTCTGCGTGAGTGTGCAATGATAATCAATAACGATGCATACCGGGGTTTGCAGCTTTTTCGATGGCTGGTTTATCCCTCATTGCTCGCCATCTCGATGCGGGGGTAGAAGAAATCGAGAGTGTTTTACAGAGCTTTCTATCGTAAAGGCTCGATAAAGCAGAATATGTTTTATGTGTGCCTGTAGGCATGATACTCAATAACTAGTGGAATATTCCAATATGACAGGTCTGACAATTAAGCAAGAAGCTTTCTGTCAGGCATACATCGAAACGGGTAATGCTTCTGAGGCTTATCGGACGGCGTATGCTGCTGACAAGATGAAGCCGGAGGCAGTACATGTTCAAGCATGTAAGTTGCAGGATAACCCTAAGATAGCCCTAAGGATAAAAGAATTGAGGGGCGAGATTAAGCAACGCCATAACGTCACCGTCGATTCTCTCCTCGCTGAACTGGAAGAGGCCAGACAAAAAGCCTTAAGCGCCGAGACGCCACAATCATCTGCAGCTGTAGCGGCGACAATGGGCAAAGCTAAGCTGGTCGGCCTTGATAAGCAGATTATCGATCACACCTCATCTGATGGAACCATGGCAACGAAGCCAACCACTATTCGCCTGGTAGGAGTTGACCCAGCCAATGGAAAGCCAAGTTGACCTCCAGATACCTGCCAAGTTAGTTCCTGTATTCGCGACAGAAGGAGTCCGTTATCGTGGTGCTCACGGTGGACGTGGATCTGCTAAGACGCGTACTTTTGCACTAATGACTGCCGTCAAAGCGTATCAAGCGGCAGAAGCCAATATCAGTGGAGTTATCCTGTGCGCTCGAGAATACATGAACTCGCTGGAAGAATCCTCCATGGAGGAGGTAAAGCAGGCAATTCGCTCCGTGGCGTGGCTTGACGATTACTTCGACATTGGAGAGAAATACATCAGGACAAAGAACCGCAAGGTCAGCTATGTATTCTGCGGTCTTCGCCATAACCTAGACAGCATCAAATCAAAAGCGCGAATTCTTGTAGCCTGGGTTGACGAGGCCGAGTCTGTTTCTTCGACTGCGTGGAAAAAGCTTCGCCCGACCGTTCGTGAAGAAGGCTCAGAAATCTGGGTTACGTGGAACCCGGAGAAGGACGGCAGCGCCACCGACAAACTTTTCAGAAAGAATCCCCCAAAAAGCTCAATTATTGTCGAGATGAACTATGTTGACAATCCATGGTTCCCCGCGGTGCTTGAGGAAGAGCGACAGGAAGACCTGGCAAACCTTGATTACGCAGATTACGCGTGGATATGGGAGGGGGCTTACCTCGAAAACTCAGATAAGCAGGTGCTGGCTAACAAATATGTCGTGCAGAGCTTCGAAGACAATCTATGGAGGAAATCAGAGCGCTTGCTGTTCGGTGCTGACTTCGGATTCGCGAAAGACCCCAGCACGCTTATTCGCATGTTCATTCTGGATAACAACCTCTACATCGAATACGAGGCCTACGGCAATGGCGTAGAGCTCGACGATATGTGGAAGTTTTATGCAGGCAAAACCGATGCCACGCCGAAACAGCTTGAGGACTGGGAGGTCACTGACGATGCGAAATTCCCCGGTATCCCTGAAGCGCGTAAATGGCCCATCAAAGCCGACAACTCCAGGCCAGAAACTATCAGCCATATCAAAGGGCAGGGATTCAACATCTCAGCTGCTCAGAAATGGCAGGGTAGCGTAGAGGACGGCATCACTTTCCTACGTGGATTTAAGAAGATCATCATCCATCCTCGCTGCAAAGAAACAGCGAAAGAGGCGCGGCTTTACTCGTACAAAACAGACCGTATCACTGGCGAAGTCTTGCCGATTATCGAGGATAAGTACAACCACTGCTGGGATGGAATCCGATACGGTCTGGACGGGTATATCAAACGCAAACCTCAATCGATGGGGATGATGATTCCTAAGCGCCTTAGGGGGAAATAATCATGAAAAACAAATGCAAATGCCCTGGCTGCGAACGCAAAAGAAAAGGCGGGCCGGGTTATCAGCCATGTGCCACCAAATATCCTGCCAGGGGAATTGCTCCACCACCTAAACGACCATAACGGACAATCCATGACTGACAAATTAACACTAGCCGTCAATCACGCGCTGAATGACGTCAGGCTTGCTCGCGCCCGCATGGGGCTACTTTATCCTTCAATGGGTTTGGACGCTAAGCGTAATTCAGCCTGGTGCGAATACGGATTCAAAGAAGAATTAACCTTCGATGACCTTTACAAGCTCTACCGCCGCGGTGGTATAGCTCACGGTGCCGTAGAAAAGCTTGTTGGTAAATGCTGGCAGTCAAACCCTGAAATCATTGAGGGTGAAAAGTCAGATGAAACACGCATGGAAACGTCTTGGGAGTCCAAAACTAAGCAGGTTTTCACTAACCGACTTTGGCGCGCGTTTCTTGATGCTGATCGGCGACGTCTCGTTGGCCGCTATGCAGGAATTCTCCTGCATATTCGAGATAATAAAGCGTGGAATCTGGAACCAACGAAAGGGCGTGGTCTGGAAAAAGTAAGTATTGCATGGGCCGGTTCACTGAAAGTCAGCGAATGGCATGACGGAGTGGTTTCAAAGAATTATGGTCAGCCGAAGATGTGGCAGTACACAGAGATTCTACCCAATGGTTCCTCTCGCCGTGTCGACATCCACCCTGATCGAGTTTTCATTCTTGGTGACTATACAGACGATGCGATCGGTTTCCTTGAGCCTGCATACAACGCTTTTGTCAGTCTGGAGAAGGTGGAAGGTGGTTCCGGTGAGTCGTTCCTGAAGAACGCTGCACGCCAGCTTAACGTCAACTTTGAAAAGGAAATCGACTTCAATAATCTGGCGTCGCTGTATGGCGTGAGTATCGATGAGCTACAGGAAAAGTTTAACGAAGTTGCCGGGGAAATTAACCGGGGTAACGACGTGTTAATGACCACGCAGGGGGCGACAGTTACACCACTTGTCACTGCCGTAGCAGACCCAACAGCAACCTACGACGTTAACCTCCAGACAGCTTCCGCTGGCGTAGATATTCCGACTCGCATTCTCGTAGGTAATCAGCAGGCCGAGCGTTCCAGCACAGAGGACCAGAAGTACTTCAATGCTCGCTGCCAGTCCCGACGAGGCGAATTGTCATTCGAGATTGAGGACTTCTGCGACAAGTTGATTAACCTCGGCATTATCGACCAGATAGGCCATAAAACAGTTATTTGGGACGACCTTAATGCGCAAAGCGATAGTGAAAAACTGGATGCCGCGCAGAAGATGTCGCAGATAAACAGCGCATCATTAGCAACAGGCGAGCAGGTATTTACTGGTGAAGAGATTCGTGTGGCTGCCGGGTATGAGGGTTCACCTGAACCACTTCCGGAGATAGATGATGACGAAGAAGAAAGCGAAATCACCGATACTACCCGGAAACCTTAAAGACCCGACAGGCGCTGACCGCCTTGAGCGCGGAGCAATGAACGAGTTCGCCAGGCGAATGAAACGCATTGGCAAAGCCTACAAGGACATCCTCGACCGCATTCCTGCATCACCATCAGTAAACCAGCGCTACACCTTCGAACTCGACTCCACCCAGCTATCAATGCTCCTCAGCAATGCCTCATTGCTGGTGGATGAGATTTTGGGTGCGGATAACGAGACGGGGTTCTGGTTCTGGACTGATTACGTCAACCCGGCGTATCAGCGCGGCACGGCGCAGGAATTTGCCAATCTGGCGCAGCAGTCAGCCGTGTACGCGGCAGGACAGGAAAGCGTATCGGCAATCCTCCTGAGTGAGCCGTACCGCCGCAGACTAATTCTGGTTCGCGCTCGCACCTTTGAGGAAATGAAGAACATCAGTGCCACTGTTAAAGCCGATATGGCGAGGATACTGACCGATGGTCTCGGGCGCGGACAGAACCCTCTGGAGATAGCGAAGCGCATCACTGAGCAGACAGGTATTGAGTCTCGCCGGGCTAATCGTATTGCCCGGACGGAGATTACCACCGCGCTGCGCCGTGGTCGATGGGATGAATCAGATGAGGCAACGGAGCAATACGGGATACTCACCCGTCAACTGCATTTGTCAGCGCTCAGCACGACCACCAGGCAGTCTCACGCGTTACGACATGGAAAGCTCTACACAACGGAAGATGTGAGGGAGTGGTACAGCATCAATGGAAACGCAATCAACTGCAAATGCACTCAGGTATCTGTTCTCGTTGATGAGGCGGGAAATCCTCTTTACCCGAACGTTATCAACATGGCCAGAAAAAGGCTGGAGAAAGCGAAGCAGGCAGGACTGGTTCCCAATTATTCGCATTGCGGTTGTGGGCGCAAGCACGCTGCATAAACGTGAGAATCTTCAATGAAAGTACAGGTTAATGTCACTTCAAAAGTGAACAGCAAGGCCATCCGCAGGGAACAACACAACGGACGTGAGCACTGGGTTGTTCCCTCCTACACCCTCCCGGCAAACGTGGTCATGAACGGCGGACTCTATCCTGCCAGCGAAATTGACCAGCACTATACCGGTCTGGAAGGGACGCTGGCACCGCTGGGACATCCACAGGTAAACGGCCAGTTTGTTTCGGCTTTCAGTCCTGAAGGCTTGAATGTGGGATATGTCGGGGCGTGGAACAAAAACGTCAAGAAGTCAGGTAACCGTGTCTACGTCGAGAAGTGGATCGACACAGAAGTGGCAAAGCGTACAGATGATGGCAAGCGTCTTCTTGAGCGTCTTGAGGCGCTGGAGAAAGGCGATGATGTTCCGCCAATCCATACCAGCGTTGCCGTATTCCTGGAAGAACTGGAAGCGAACGATGAGCAGAAAGCTCAGGGGGCTTCATGGGTTGCGAAAATTCACGCGATGGATCATGACGCCATCCTTCTGGATGAGGTTGGCGCGGCCACGCCAGAGCAGGGGGTAGGGATGATGGTTAACGCTGACCTCGCCACGCCACTGAAGGCTAATTCCGGTGCGCTGGTTGGCGAAACCTATCGCGAGCGAGAGCGGCGTCTGGAGAAGTATGCGAAAGATAAATTCGCTCCCGGAGAGAAAGAATACGCCTGGGTGGCTGACTTCACTGACTCGCAGGCCGTAATCATCCTCAACAATGGCGATCCGAAGGTTTACGGATACAAATCTGAGGGCGGAAAGATTGTCTTTGACGATACCTGGACAGAGGTTCAGCGCCAGAGTTCATGGGTTGCCGTCGTCAACAAGCTCAAATCATTTTTCACACCGCAGGATAACCCTGCACCAAACCACAAAATGGAGGGCGACATGCCTTTAACCAAAGAAGAACTGGAACAAATCGGCAGCATGGTTAGCGAGGCCGTCGCCACCAATACCGAAAAGGCTATCAAGCCTCTCGCGGAAAAGGTTGATGCGCTACAGGCCAATCAGCAACAACTTTCTGAAGCCCTGACTGCCAACTCCCGCGCCGAAGAGAAAACGAAGCGTGAAGCGGTGGCAAAAGTTCACGGCGAGATTGTGGCTAACGCCCTGTCTGGCGAAGCGCTGGAAGCAATGTACAAAACCATTGGTGATGCCGCACCGCTGGGTACTAACTCTGCACAGCAGCTGAAAGAAACAGGCGCACCTGCCGCATCTGAATACTTCAAATAAGGAGACGGGATAATGTCACGTTATCGTCGCGTTAATATCGACGGGAAATCGCTCTACAAGACCGAAACCCGTATCACCGCCGCAGAACTACTGCCAGGCACCGCCGTCACTATTAACGGTGATGGTAAGTTCGCACAAGCCACAGCATTAACTGGCCGCATGTACATTATTGATTGTGCTTATCATCAGGGGCTTGGCATTCGTGATGCCGTTCCTGCTGGCGATTCTGCTGTTGGCAACTATGTCGAAGAAGGTCGTGAACTTGCGCTTCTGTGTGTACCTGGTGCGTACAAGAAGGACAGCCCGATTAAGCTTGGCGCGGCTGGTCAATTCACACTGGCAACTGGCGACACCGATTCAGTAATCGGCTACAGCCAGGACGAGTTCACCATCGCAGCCAGCACCACCGACTTCATTCGCGTTCGTATGCGCGTTGGCACTGCTGCCGCTGCAGGCGCGTAACAAAAGGATAAACATATATGTATTTCTCTAAAGAGACACTGGCGACTAACTCGCGCCTTGGTGGTCACTGGAATGAGCTTTGGGCAAACCGAAACATGTGGAACGCACAGCATGATGCTATGATTGCGGCAAATCGTTCTAATATGACTCCTGAATGGCTGGCGGTTAATGCTGTAGGCGGTTTTACGCGTGATTTCTGGGCCGAGATTGACCGTCAGGTGCTGCAACTGCGTGATCAGGAGGTTGGCATGGAAATCGTCAACGACCTGATTGGTGTGCAGACTGTTCTTTCTGTTGGCAAAACTGCAAAGCTCTACAACGTTATTGGTGATATCGCTGATGATGTGTCTGTGAGCATTGACGGTCAGGCTCCATTCTCATTTGACCATACCGAATATGCGAGTGATGGCAACCCGATTCCGGTATTCACCGCAGGTTACGGCGTGAACTGGCGTCATGCTGCTGGTCTTAACTCTGTAGGTATTGACCTTGTGCTGGATTCGCAGATGGCTAAAATGCGCAAGTTTAACCAGAAGCGCGTCAACTACTATCTGAACGGCGACCCGAATATTCAGGTGCAGTCCTACCCGGCACAGGGTATCAAAAATCACCGTAACACCAAGAAGATCAACCTGGGTTCTGGTTCGGGTGGCGCAAATATAGACCTGACCACTGCCGATATGACAGCACTGTTTGCTTTCTTCGGGAAAGGCGCATTTGGTACGCTGGCGCGCGCCAACAAAGTCGCTCAGTATGATGTGATGTGGGTGTCACCTGAAATCTGGGCTAACCTGGCTCAACCGTATGTAGTAAACGGCGTAGTTAGCGGCAACGTACTGAATGCTGTGCTGCCATTTGCGCCTGTTCGTGAAATTCGCCCGACCTTTGCGCTGAGTGGCAACGAGTTCATTGCCTATGTTCGCCGTCAGGACATCATTTCTCCGCTGGTTGGTATGGCTGTTGGCGTCGTGCCGCTGCCGCGTCCGTTACCTAACGTTAACTACAACTTCCAGATCATGTCTGCTGAAGGTTTGCAAATCACCGCAGACGACCAAGGCCTGTCCGGAGTTGTCTATGGCGCTAACCTTGTGTAAGGAAATGGTATGGCTAAATACGAAGTTGTACGACCATGGTTCGGCGTAAAGGTTGGCGATGTGGTGGATATAAAAGAACTGCATCCAGCCATGAAGTCGAACGTTCGTCTGATGCGTGGAGAGGCGGGTAGTGACCTAACACCGGCAACTCCAGAAGCGAAATCAGGCCGACCACGTAAAAACGAATAGCCGCGAAAGCGGTTTTTTTATGCCCTCTTCGGAGGGCTATAAGAGGCTCGCATGATTACCACAGAACAGGCCAAGGAATATCTGGAGTCAGTGGGTATCACGCTGCCAGATTTCATTCTGCAGGCTATCGTAGAGCAGGCTAACAGTATTCAGGAGTGCCTCGATGCACATTACCCGCCCGCAACGGCGCTGCTAATTCAGTCCTATTTACTGGGTTTAATGGCGTTGGGGCAGGGTGATAGATACATCAGCTCTCAGACCGCGCCTAACGGCGCATCGCGTTCATTTCGGTATCAGTCTTTTGCTGACCGATGGAAGGGGGCCTTGTCACTGCTGCGTGGCGCTGACAAATTCAGGTGTGCCAATGGACTCATCCCCCCAGACCCGACCAATACAGCGTTTGCTGGTATCTGGATTGGTAAAGGTGGTTGCATGTGTAATGGGGATAAGTAATGGCATGGATATCGGTTAAGCAGCGATTGCCTGAGCCGTTCGTCAAAGTCTGGGTGATGACAGACATTGGTAAGCGCGTTACCGGCTATGTCAAAAGCAACGGTGACTGGTATCTGTTGTGTCGAAAGGTGGCAGCGGAAAAACCGGAGGTGATCCGGTGGGAGGATGGCAATGTCTGAAATAGCACGCTGGAGTTACACCAACGTTGCGACCATCTACCCGCGCGTCTACGACGACTGGAATAACGCCTGGACAAGCGGAACTCCCTACCTGATTGACTGTACCTGGACGGCGAACAATGAAGTTGCGGTAGATGCCAGCGGGAAAGAGTTCACCACGAACCTGATTTTCTTCACTGAACTGAAGTGTAACGGCGTCGATGCGACCATGCCGTTACGCGACTGGTATATCGCCAGAGGTGACACAACGGCGCAGGTCGATCCCCTGAAAGCTGGCGCGAACGTCATCAAAGCGGTGACGGAATGGGATATGTCACCATTCGGCGAGGAGCCGGACTACAAAATTCTGACGTGAGGTGAACTATGTTTTCTCTTGGATTGGCTTGTTTTGTCCTGGGTTTCTCTTGCTGCGCTGCGTTTATTCAAATTATCAGGTGGTGGTATGCCCGTTAAAGGTATCAAGCGTGTTCAGATGAACACCAGCAAGGTGCTGGCAGAAATTGCCGGGCCACGCACAGAAAGAGTGCTGACTGAGGTCATGATTGTCGGATCGTCTCACGCCGCGCTACTTACTCCCATTGACACATCCACGCTTATCAACAGCCAGTACAAAAAGCTTGAACCAATGCCCGGTGGGATGCAGGGAAAGGTCGGGTACACGGCTGCATACGCTGCCGCCGTTCACGGTATGTCCGGGAAGCTAAAAGGCCAGCCGCGTGAACACTTCGGCAGAACTCGCGCTGGAAAAGAATTCGGTGGCGGCACGGGGAAGGGGAACTACTGGGATCCCGATGCCGAGCCGGGGTTCCTGACCAAAGGCTTCGAGCGTGACGGTTTCAACGAGATAAAGGCCATCATCAAGCAAGGGTACAAAGTATGACACGTAGCGAAGTGTATGACGCGCTGAGAGCGTGGTTGCAATCGCATGGCTTTGATGCTGGCTATCGCATCCAGAAACGCTTCTGGAATGAACTGGAGAGTACGGAGGGGGAACGATATCTCATTATCCAGCAAAACGGCGGTGGCAAGCCTGAGGAAGCCATAACGCGCGACTTTTTCCGCATCCTTGTTTTGTCAGGCCAGAACGACAGCGACATCAATGAAGTTGAAAATCGCGCCGACGCCATCCGCCAGGCGATGATCGACGACTACAGAACCGAATGCATCATCTCGATGCAGCCAATCGGCGGTATCACCGCCATCCAGACCGAAGAAGGCCGTTACCTCTTCGAGATTTCCTTTCAAACCATCATTTCCAGATAACATGGAGATAATTAATTATGGCCGGATGTGAGTCAGGTGCATTCACAGGGCGCGATGTCGTTGTTTATTACGCGATTGGCTGCCCGGAAGTACAACCTACCGCCAGCGCTTACCAGCGACTCGGCATGATGCGCGGTAAAACAGTTAATGCAGAGTGGGAAACCGCAGATGCAACTGCCGATATGAGCGCCGCGTTTACGCAGGAAAATCTTGTTACCTATAAGAACATTTCGTTCTCTGGTGACGGCGTTACCCGCAAAGAGGATGTATACGCGCAAAACGCGCTGAAGCGTCACGTTTATAACCCGCCAGCGGAGACCAGCAACCAGCCGTATGTGTGGTTCAAAATCATCTCTCCAAACGATATCACCGAAGGGCCATTCATGGTTACTTCATGGGGTGATGAAGCTCCACACGATGATGTGGCAACGTGGTCCATTGAGGCATCAAGTGCAGGTCAGGTTGATGTGCGTGATGTCGGTGCAGTTATTACCATTACCACCCAGCCGCAGGGTAAAACACTGACTGCTGGCGACACCCTGAATCTGACAGTTGCAGCTACTGTTTCAGATAGCTCATCATTGACTTATCAATGGAAAAAAGACGGAACCAATGTGAGCTCCGGTGGTACGACAGCTATATATACTAAGTCCAGTGCGACAACAGGCGATTCTGGTTCATATACTTGTCAGATTAGCTCCAGTACCGCAGCCAGTGTAACCACCAATCCGGTCACAGTGACTGTCAACGCATCGTAACTTCTTGCCAGGAGGCACCGTCCTCCTTTTTCTTATGGGGATTCATGAAAGCAATCACCGATATCGGCCAGGCTGTCATTCGCGCCGGCGACAAAGAGATATTTCTCAACCCTTCATTTCTGGCTATGTCCCGAATCGGAACGCCTGAACAAATCGTTGATGTTTTCGTGAAAGTTCATGCGGGCCATTACCCAAAGCACAGAATTGCTGACCCCCAGATACTAAAAGCGGCTAATGCCCGCTGCTTTGCTGAAATGGCGGCAGCTGCAGCCAACGTAGTCAAGCGCTGTTCTGAAGGTGACGTTGCTGAAATTATCGGATCCTACTCGGTTACTAGTGCGGGGCGACTTCTGTTCAAGCCGGGAGCCATCCCGATCGAGGATGTTATCCAGATTGCCCGCCATCTGATTCTTCATGGTGTAATGGGCGACCAGCCACCGGAAGAATTCGAAGGAAAGAAGGGTGAATACAGCGACAAATTCGATGTACGGTCATTCGTCTATACCGCTGTTGCTCACCTCGGCATGAGCGAGTCAGACGCATGGGATATGACCATGACCAGCTTCCGGGCCGCCATGAACGCTAAATTTCCGCAGAAAGAGAAAGCCAGAGTGCCGACTCAGGAGAAATACGACGAAGTCATGGACTGGGCAGAACAAATGCTGGCGATGGATGCGCAGAGGCATGGGCCGCACTAAAAAATCTCTCGCCTTAAGAAATTCGACAAGTGACTTTTAAGACAATGCCTCGCATACGCGGGGCATTTTTGTATCCGCAGTAAATGCGCATTCCCCGCGCTAATCAAACCAGGAGCCCTTTTCGGGATATGAGACAGAGATAGGACGGTGGCTTCCGTCGTGCCGCTCTTGGGCTGTCCATATCTGGGGAACTGGCTCATATCACCAAAAAGGAAAGAATGATGTCTAACATTATCCCAATTAATTTCGAAGGCCACTCGATGCGCTTCTATGATGATGGCTGGATTGATGCAACAACAGCAGCGGAAAAATTCGATAAAGTGCCAAATGAATTCCTCCGTCTGCCGGAAACTGAATCATATATTCAAGGACTTGAGCGTAGATACGGGAAAATCCCGTATGTAAAAACCAGTCGGGCGCGTAAAGATCGTGGCGGCGGAACATGGCTGCATCCAAAACTGGCTGTTCGCTTTGCACGCTGGCTTTCTGTAGATTTTGAAATCTGGTGTGACGAACAAATAGACGCCATTATTCGCGGCCATACAGCACCTGTTGATGATGAGCGCATTAAGGCAATCTTTCTGCTTAGCGATCCGTCTTCGTGGGAAAAGCGTTTTAATGACCCGCTGTATGATGCGCTATTCAGAATGACCGGGCTTCCCCGCCATAGAAATGATCGAAAACCAATGTTATTCAGCCTTATTAGCGCTAAGTGGATTTACGGGCCGGTCCTGCCTGCTGAAGTCTACGCGGATGTAAAAGCACGACTGGCGGTCGGTGAGAAAATCCACCAACACCTAAAACCAGACGCACTTAAACTGGTTGAGAATCAGATTATTGCTGTGACCAGCATTGCTAACGGTTGTTCCGACTATCGAGACTTCGAATCCCGTTGCATGGCAGCATTCCCCGTCAAAGGGCAGATGAAGCTTCTTTATGCGGCAGCGTGATGAATGGTGCGTACAGCCCACTCAGGTGGGCTTTTTGTCGTCGCTCTCGCTGAATACGATTGTTTTGGCGTCTTCAAGGATTTCAGTCAATTCGTGGTGGGTGATGTTATCAAGCGATATCTTCTTCCCGTCCTTTTCGATGGTCGCTTTCTTGCCTCTGTTTCGGTTTAGATAGGCGATAAAGCAGGCGCTAAAAGCCGCCCAGAATGGTCCTGAGTTGATAAGTTCAATCACTATCTCCTTCATCGAATCCTGAGCTGAGTTAACAGCCAGTTTTGGTCCGTTATTTTTTTCTTCCGCTAAGGAGTGCTGTATGGCGTATTCATCAAGAATTGTACAAAAAGCATCTGACATATCAGACGGCAAGGACAGCCTTAAGCCGGGGGTGCGCATAACATTCTCCTTTGATAGTTGGTCTGAACGACTTTGTTGTTTGCGCTTCTTTCTTCGCTCCGCCATTGCAGCTTTGCTGAACAAAGAGCTGGAACAAATCTTCTATGATGAAGATTTTGGAAAGATCACCAAAAACATGACCAAAGTACCGCAAAAAAGAGAACGCCAGGAAGCCTGATATTTGATCAGGCTAGCCGGTCAGGTGGGCTTGCTGCTCTTCTTTGGGATCATTTCATACTTTTCTATAAGGTTTTCAACGACACTTTTTGCAGTATCTTCAGCAGCAAGCGACACAATCTTGTTAAGTTGACTCATCGACATAGTGACAACCTCATCACTTGATGATGGGGAGAGTGGCTTATCCCAAGCAACAATCTGCGCCTTAAGGGCATCCTCCAGTATCTGAACTATCTCAGAGTTCATTGACCTGCCATTAGCTTTGGCGCGTTCGGCTATGGCGTCGCGCATCCCGTCCGGGAAGCGGAGGTTGAACTTATCTTGCATCTGGCTTGGGTACTTACTCATAACATCACCTGAGAATATTTTGAAAATTATTATGGGGCCAACTTGACATATCGCGCAATGGTGTTAACTTAATATCAGGTGTTAACTTGGCCCCAAAAGGAGATAAAGCAATGCAAGATACGCTTTTTACTGAGCGCAAAAACATCAAACTCAATCTTCGACTACCTTCTCGACTCGATCAGGAGCTTCGCAGACTGGCGGAAATGGACTGCATTTCGCTGAACTCTGCAATAGTTCGTTTGCTGGCAAAGGGTGTAAGGGAAGAGGTGGCGAATGGTCGTTAAAAATGTTGAAGCCCCAACTGCTCGAACAGCTAGGGCTTCAGTGTCAAATGATTCCAGCGAAGGAAATATCGACATGAATATTGTAGCAAAATCAGATTACAACTTCCAAGGATTCGCTTTTAATCCTGTGACAGAAGGCGGTTCTATTTGGTTTACCTCCACTGAACTAGCTAAGGCCCTCGGCTACAAAAAAACCGATGCCATCAGCCAGATTTATGCTCGTAACGCCGATGAATTTTCCGACTCTATGTCGTTGACCCTCAATATGAAGGTCAACGGGATAAACAATAGCTTACGTAACAAATCGGTCAGAGTTTACTCACTCCGAGGCGCTCACTTGGTGGCGATGTTTGCTTCTACGCCCAAGGCCAAAGAGTTCCGCCGTTGGGTGCTGGATATTTTGGATCGGCAGGCAGAATGCTCACCGATTGCAAAACAGTTTACTGACGAAGAGCTGGTCAATCTCTGCTACTTACAATTGTGGATGGAGAAGAGTCAACAAATGTGCAAACACATCTATCCAGGAATGAAGCAAATTGGTTCTGAGCTTTCAGGAAGGATTTACGATATTGCATATGAGACTCGCTACATGTCAGAAGAAACCAAGAAATCACTTCTTCGTGAAATGAAGAATCTTGATACCAACAATTTTGTCGTAAAGAACGCTCAGCCAATGCTGGCAAAACTGCGCGGCGAGGAATGGATTCATTGATTAGTGCACAGGACAGCGCAAAAAGAAAAACCGCCAGTGGCTGCTGGCGGCTTACATTAACTACTGATTGGAGTCTTACATGCAACAATCTTCATCAACTGCTGTAAATGTAGCACCGTTAAATGCGGTTGTCGATCCCCTCGATTGCCCTGTAATCGTGTGGGAAGGAGTGAGGGTCGTCACGACTGATACTCTTGCCAAAGGATACGGAACGGATGAGTCCAATATCCGTAAAAATCACTCTCGTAACAATTCCCGATTTATTGAGGGGATCCATATTTTCACTGTTAAAGGAGGAGAGCTGAAGAGTTTGCGAGTGACTAATAGTCACGCACAAATTTCAAACAAAGCGCGCTCTGTGACGCTCTGGACAGAAAAAGGCGCGGCTCGCATGTCAAAAATTGTCGATACTGACGAGGCGTGGTCTTTCTTTGAGCGCCTGGAGGATTCGTACTTCCGTCCAGCCACGGCTGTAGGCATCCCACTTACCTACGAAGCGGCTTTAGAAGACCTGCTGGCAAAGGTGAAGGAAAACCGGGTTATCACCGAACAGCGTGACCGGGCAGTGAAAGAGAAGCTTTGGATCTCTGAGAAGCGGGAAGCTACTGCTATGGCGACCGCCTCTGCGGAGAAACGTAAGGCGAATGCTTTGGCTGAGAAATTGGGTGAATGCAAAAAACACGCGACTATTAAAGCAGTGCAGCGAGTAACTGGTAAGTCATTCAGCCACTGGCCGTTGAAGAAATGGTGTGCCGCTAATGGCATGGAGCCTAAAGACGTACCGGATGCGACCTACGGTAGTGTAAAATCATGGCCCGCAGAGGCATGGAAGGCAGTTAACCAAATCGACATAAAGGGGATGTTCTGATGCAGGCTTTACAGCGAGTAAGCGCCCCGGTGTACGTGGTTTCTAATCATGGCAAGACGTTCCGCTGTTTTAGTCGAAACACAGCAATTAAGCGGCTTGCTCATTTTATGACCCAGCGGATGTTCTGTCGCGCAGGTATTGAGACACGACCGGTTACGAAGGTGGATCGTGATGACGTAGCTATCCACTACATCAACAAGCCAATCCAGCGTTACTGGGATGCACAGGCGAGATGTGAAAGGCGGCTGAGAAAGATCCTTTCCAGAAAGTAGCACCACCCTTTAGCAAAGCTATAACCCAAACCCGCTTAACTGCGGGTTTTGTCGTCGCCATGGATAGATGATCAGTTTATATAGCGATGTCCCGCGTGATAAATTTACGGAAATACATTTCGTGGTGAATCAAAGTGGAAGATGAAAAAAAGCGCCAAATGCAGCTTCAACTGACACTTCAGCGACGACTGGAGAAAGTCACTCCAGAGCTATTCTCTGAATATCTTTTCGAACGCGGCGTCAAAACAGTCATATGTCCAATGTGTGGTAGTGATGATATTTCTATCCCTAACGCCAGTTCGATGACTGTAGGGCCTGAAGGGTGTGAAAGCAACACTTATGCCATTCCAGTCAAACTAGACACAGAAGGGCCACCATACTCATTGGTGAAATATGAGTATCGATTGATATGCAAAAACTGTGCGTATTCGATGCATTTTGCAACGTGGCCGGTATTGAAGTGGGTGGAGCAGAAGCTTTCTGATTCAGGGAAGGGAACCAATGGTTAATAAAAAAATAGATGATAATATTTATTTTGGAGACTTCCCTAAACATGGTGGCGGCGGAAGCGGAGGTGGTGAAATGCTCGAAGTACGAGTGGCTAAGCTTGAATCCAACGTTGAGGATATCAAAGCAAACCTGTCTGAGGCGCGGGTTGACATTCGAGACCTTCGTAACACGTCATCAGGAACAAGTAGAGATGTGGCGGTAATTCTTCAGAAACAGTTAGATATTGACGAAAAACTATCAAAAAAACCCAGTATCAGCGATATGGACAGAGCCATATCAACTGCCGCAAACAAGCAAATAATCTGGACGGTTTCTGTCATGGTAGGAATTGCGGGCCTATCAATGGCTGTAGCTAAGCTCATTTTCTAACGCAGGATAAGCTCAGTTTTCTCATTGACCTCACTATTCATGATGTTAGGATGTTTCCGATTGCAATCAAAGGAAACATAAAATGAAGAAGGTAGTTGCTTTAGCTCTCGGGGCTTTAATGCTGTCTGGCTGTACTGTTCGCGTTGCTGATATGACCGTAGGTAGTACCAAAAACTACAACCTGAACGCAGCTAAGTTTGAAAAAGGTCAGCGCGTAACTGGTGAAGACAAAGCTCCGATTGTCATTTTCCCGCTGGGCATTCCTAGCGTTAAAACAGCAATGGATCGCGCTATTGAGAAAGATAAGTGCGCTGTAGGTTTGAGCGATGTTGTTATCTACCAGCTTAACCATGCGTTCCTGTTCGGCACGTATGGTTTCCGTGTTGAAGGTACTCAAATCATCGATAAATCTCAGCTTGGTTGCGAAAACCGCTAATCTGCTGGGTATACTGACAAGCCACCTCCGGGTGGCTTTTCTTTTTCGAGCGCGAGATCCCTGCTAGGATTCCCTCATCTTTTACCAAAGGGGATAGCACGTCCTTGTGCCAATAGATGAGTCAGTTGAGGTAATTTACTTGGCGTAAACGAGGCAGCACTCGTCGCCAGTTTTCATCTGATATGCTGTGAGGGTTAGGAGCAATGTGTTTTGTTTCACGTTCGAGAATCTTCCTTCCGGCTTCCAGGGTTCGCTGATACTCAAGTGCCATTGAGTAGAAACTTGGAGCGTATTCAGATTTGAGAGTTCTCAGTGCCGGGTATGCCAGTTCGATTTTTTCCCGCATGTATTCGGCGGCATTCCATACCCAGCATAGGGTGCAAAGTTCTTCACTGGTGAGATGCCCTGACGAAGTTGCAGGAAGCGTCTCGCGTCCAAGATATTCACCTTCCAGCACGGTCAGGTATTCGATGGCTTCGCTGACCTGCTCAGGCTGCAACTGATGAATATGCTCAACGTCGAAGCGCTGATGCACTAACTTCCAGATATCGGGATAGATTTTACCGAGGCCAGTCGTGATTAACCGTTCTGCCGTCTGGCGCAGCGGGGTGAGTTGTTTTGCTGTGCACTGGCGAATTTTTGGCTTAATTTCCACGTTACCAGATACCATCGCGTCATATGCCCGAATCACTTTGAGAGCGAAAGAGGCGCTGATCCACATGGCATAAGAGTAAACCAGTTCCTTGCAAACGTAAGTGCCACCGTAGCGTCCTTTACGGGAATCAACAGGTTTAAATGCTCGGATCTGAGCATTTAAAATTTCATCAATTAATTCAACGGTTTTATCTAAGCGAAGCCAGTTTGCAGGTTTGTCTTTCTCTTCGCCGCCTGATGCCTGATGCAGATCATTCAGCGAGTAGCGCCCCTGAGCGTCTTTATGGATGGTGATATCGGAGATGATGATTTGGTTAGTCATAATGACCTCACTGATTTTTTCGAAGTACCACTATCGGAGTGGTGCCGGGAGGTTCGAAACGGCTCAGTGAGACCGCGGACTTATTCCCCGTAAGGGTGTTGTATTCGTCGCCCTCCCGACATTGTTCGGGACGTGACCGCGCTATGCGTTCACTGAATGACAGACATAAAAAAGCCAACACTGTCGGGGTTGGTTCTGACCGCACTGAGAAGAGGTTTCGACGCCTCGTGCAAAACAAGATAGCGAAAGCTGACCTCGTCGTCAACAGATGGTAGGATTTGACCATCTTTTAATGTGGGGGATAGGGATATGAGTTTCGCCAGTCAATCTACACAGCAAATATTTCCATTTCCGGCTGATGTTGCCTATGAAAAACTGATTGAGGCAATTCCAGAGGTCGGGATGTCTATAAAGCAAAAAGACGACATTTTGCGTAGAGTTTCCGTTAGTGCGGGCATCTCACTTTTTTCATGGGGTGAAAATGTCTCTATCGTGGTTAACGCCGATGGAGAGAAGTCATGTATTGTTGGTATTGATTCTTCACTTAAGCTTGGAGTAAACGTGACAGGGGCGCATAGGCATCAAAAGAATTTTGATAAAATCATCTACGCGCTTAGCAATAAGCTGAAGGAATGGCAAAGACAGCAACCATTAGATCTCGGCCCAGAAAAAACCGATGAGGACTACCTCGAAGAAGCCAGAAAAAAAGCGGGCTTAATTTAATAAAAGGAACTTATATGAAAAAAATATTGATCCCTGCAATTGCTATTATCTTGGCTGGATGTGTTTATATGGGGAAAAACTTCGATGAAACTAAACTAGCGAGCATCTCAAAGGGGGAGACTACAAAGCAGCAGGTTGTTAGTCTCTTTGGCGAACCAACTACGTCCACTTATGATTCTGACGGAAACCAAATATTGCTGTGGTCGTATAGTGAAGGTAATGCTCTCGGTGGCGCTAATTCAAAAATACTGAGTGTCAAACTGCATGACGGAAAGGTTGAATCCTACTCGGTAAGTAAGTCAGCAATATAAGATCATTAAGTTAACCATATAAACCTCGCCACGGCGGGGTTTTTTATTGCCCGGAGAAAAGAGAATGACCCAGAACGTCGGCGATATTGAATATGTGATAAAGGCGGATACTGCTCAGTTGCTGAGAGCTGACAAACAGGTTCGTGACGTAACAGACGGCATGGAAGTCGGTTTCAAGCGGGCTGATAAGGCTGCATCATCTCTCACTTCCTCATTCGGATCTTTGAGCCGGGTTGCCACTTCTCTGATGGCTATCCTGTCGGTTCAACAGGTATCTCAATACGCTGACGCCTGGACAACGCTCAACAACAAACTGGCTAACGCCATCAGGCCAAGCGAGCAACTGGTCGATGTGACGGAGCGCGTATTTAATATCACGCAGCAAACTCGCGGGAGTCTGGATGCTACGGCTTCTTTGTACGCCAGACTTGAACGAGCCACCCGGGAATATGGAACCAGTGCTGACGATCTGGCTAAGCTGACTACCATCATCAACCAGGGATTTGTTGTCTCTGGTGCGACTGCACAAGAGGCCGAAAACGCCATTATCCAGTTGTCTCAGGGGCTGGCATCTGGCGCGCTGCGCGGTGAAGAATTTAACTCAGTGAATGAGCAGGGCAACCGCCTGATCGTTGCACTTGCCGACTCAATGGGTGTTGGTATTGGGCAGATGCGTCAGATGGCCGCCGCCGGGAAGTTGACTACTGATGTTGTGGTTAACGGATTACTTTCACAAGGGGTGACGATCGGCAATGAGTTCGCCAATACCACGACAACTATCAGTCAGGCATTGCAGGTTGCCGGGAATAACATCACCAAGTTCTTTGGTGAAAACTCCACGGTAAAAACCGGCACAGCCATTTTTAACGATGCCGTGATCAGCGTCAGTGAGAACATCGGCGCTCTTAGCGCCATCCTGACCGCCGCTGCTGCTGTTATGGGTAGCCGCTACGTTGGCGCACTGACAATGGCTACTGCTGCGAAGGTAAAGGCCGCTGTAGCTGCAAGAAATCAGTCTGCTGCTGAAATGCAGGCGGCGCAGGCCGTTGCAAATAAAGCTGCCGCCGACCTCCGCGCAGCCGCTATCGCAAAAGAACGGGCGCTTGACGAGATCCGCCTTGCGGAGATGATGAAGCAGACAGCGGTTAGTGCGACGAATGCCGCCGCTGCCGAGCAACGCTTATCTTCCGCTCGCGTAGCCGCTGCTGGTGCTGTTGATAATTACAACCGCGCTCTGGCAGCAAATAAAGCGGCACAGGCTGGGTTAGCTACTGGAGCAGGGTTGGTTAGCCGAGGATTGTCTCTCATAGGTGGCCCAGCTGGTGCTGCCATGCTCGCGGCCAGTGCGATTCTATATTTCTCTCAGCGAGCTAAAGAGGCCAGAGACGATGCCAATAACCTGGCGGATAGCGTCAATGAACTGAGCGCTAAGTTCCAGACTATGTCGCATACCGAGTTGGCAGCCACCATTGGCAAGTTGAGCAAGAATCTGCCAGAACTAAGCGATGCGGTAGCCGACGCACAGAAAGAATTTAACGACGCTGAATATGCAGTAAAAAACTATAACCGCGAAATAGGACGATATGGCAACACCACAAGAGGGAGAGAGGCAGCAGAAGCATTGTCTGGTGCTCAAAATAGACTTGCAATAGCTACTTTCGAACTTGAAAAAGCACAAAACAGATTAAGCCAGACCCAGAACGCCATTAATATTGGACAGGCAACACTCAATGGCACCATGCGACAAGGCCTACCGCTTCTCCAGAGAGAAGGCGAGGAAGCTGGTATCACTGCCGGTATGATGGGCAAGCTTGGCGATATGATCAATTTCGCCGCCAAAGCGAAGGAGAAATATAACTCTTCCAGTCTGATGGTTATGCGCAGCGAGGATGGAGATAAACTCCTGTCCAGCCTTGAAAAGCAAAACAATCTGCTGTCCATAACAGACAAAAAAGAAAGGGCTGTAGCCGAGGCCAGACAAGCGGCCCTGGATGCGGGGGTGGATGCGCATTCAAATCAGATGAGGCAGATTGAAGAGGCCGCGGCAAAAAGATATGACCTTCAGGAGGCTGATTCAGCAGTAACAAAGTCTACAAAAGAGGGAACTAAAGCTGTTGATGAGGCTGCGCAGTCACTTTCAAGGCAACAGGCTGCTCTCGATCGCCTGAACACTGGTTACGCCGATGGCTCGCTCGAATTAGCGAAATACGATGCTGTTGTTGCGCTTGGTAACAAAGCATCAGCAGAGCAGATCGCCAAAGCGGAACAGCAAGCTGAGTCCATCTGGAAAGTACAGCAGGCAACCAAAGCCGCAGCAGAAGAGGAAAGGAAGCGCACACAGGCCGGACAAAACTTTACCGGATTGCAAGGGCAGGTATCACCAGTCGCCGCAGTAGATAACACCTACGCGCAGCAAATGGCACAGCTTGATGAGTATGTGCAACTTTACCCACAGAAGATTGCAGAGGCTGAGGCTGTACGCGCAGGGATTGAAGATCAGTATCACCAGAAACGCATGGCCGCAATGTGGGAGGAATGGCAGCAGCAGAGCGAGATCAACAACATGCTTGGCTCTGCAATCGATTCCTTACAGGGGGGCGCAACCAACGCGATTACCGGCCTTATCAACGGCACTCAAAGCCTGCAGGAGTCATTCGCAAATATTGGTTCGACAATACTCAACAGCGTTGTAAGCGCCATTGTGGATATGGGAGTTCAGTATGTTAAGAGCCTGATTATAGGTAAGGCCATGTCATCTGCTGCAACTGCCGCACAGATTGCTGAGGCTGGCGCTCTTGCAACAGCTTGGGCTCCTGCGGCTATGGCAGCATCTATTGCGACCCAGGGCAAAGCATCTGCTATCGGTTTGGCTGCCTATAGTTCTTCCATGGCGGCAGGGCAGGCGCTTTCTATTGCTGGCGCTCGCCGTTACGGCGGCACAGTATCAGCTGGCAACGCCTACCGCATCAACGAAGATGGACGCTCTGAAATCTTCCAGACTGCAGGTGGGCAGCAGGCATTCATCCCGAACCAGTCAGGGAAGATTATTCCGGCGGACAAGGCCGGAGGTGGCGGGTCGTTTAGCCCTGTAATGAACCTCACGATAAATACTACGGGAGGAATTGGTAATGAGGAGATCGCAAGGCTGCGTAAAGTGTGGAACAACGACATGCTGAAAATGATGGTAGACCAGAGCACGCGGCCGAACGGTTTACTGCAAGGGCGGAGAAAATAAGCGGCCTTAAAGCCGCTTAATAATTCACTCTTGGCCAACTCCCGTTTTGACTATTTCTTCAATGATGTCGTTAACGGTATCGGCTGCTGCACGAAGCTCTTCCTTCGAGGTTGAGTTACTTTCAATCCCATCAAAATTCATAGATCTAGTTTCTGCCAGTCTCATAAGAATTTGTTTTTGATCTTCATTAAGAATTGCGATTACGTAGCTGAGAACTGTTTTTACAGCCAATCCAGTAAGTAGTTCATTAGAAGGTGCAGCCATGTTTTTAACCTCTTATTTTGATGGATAAACAAACGCAATTGTAACATGCAAAACCGTACAAAAATAAATCCATAAGGGCTTAAATATGCCAGAAACATTCACATGGACACCGCAGAAAGCCTACTCCGTTGAGCGAACGCCGAACGTAGCCGTCGTTAAGCTCGGTGACGGTTACGAGCAGCGACAGGTGAAGGGTATCAATCCGTTAATGGATAAATATTCGATCACCTTTCGCGGAGTCAGCGGCGCTTGCCGCAGCAACCCGGCAAAGGATGCTGAGGCATTTCTCAAGGCTCGAATGGCGGTAGAGTCATTCTACTGGACTCCATCCGATACGGGAGTGCAGGCATTGTTTGTCTGCCGCTCCTGGAATATGACAAAGACCGGGCCGCTGTTTGAACTGACGGCCACATTTGAACAAGTACCACGATAAGCCACCTCCTGGTGGTTTTTTAATGGGAGTTTGCCGTGCGCGACATACCAGCAAATTTGATTATCGACAGCGTGGACGCCGGAGTTGGCGCATTTATCGACCTGTTCGAAGCTGACCTGCAACCATTTGGTGGTGACCTTATCCGTTTCCATTCCGGCACAAACGGCTATTACGGCAATGTTATCTGGAAAGGTAACCAGTACCAGGCGTACCCGATAGCGGTTGAAGGATTCGAGTCAAAGAACGAAGGCACATATGCCCGCCCATCAATGTCGGTGGCGAACGTTACCGGCCTGCTGACCGGGATTAACCATGACTTTGACGACATGCTGGGCGTGGTTATTACCCGGCGTCAGGTTCCGGTGAAATATCTGGACGCGGTGAATTTTCCGAACGGCAATCCTGATGCAGATCCGACACAGGAAGCCGTTTCCCGCTACGTTGTGGAAGAGATGACCGAAGAGACATTTGAGCAGGTCACTTACACGCTGGCGACGCCGATTGACTGCGATAACGCCATCATCCCGGCCAGAACTATCCTTGCAGACGTATGTCAGTGGCAGTATCGGGGTGTTGGGTGCGGCTATGACGGCCCCCCTGTTGCAGACGAGCGCGACAACCCAACCACTGACCCGGCGAAGGACAAATGCTCACATCGACGTACTGGTTGCCGGTTCCGCTATCCACGGCCTGAACCAATGCCAATAAGCAGTTTCCCTGGCTCTCAAAAGGTCTCCTGATGCAAGAATTACTCGATTATGCGGCATCGTCGCAGGATGAAGTATGCGCGCTTATCCTGGGTGAAGAGCGAGTGTTTCGCTGTCGGAATGTGCATCCAGAGCCATGGCATCACTTCCGCATAAGTGATGATGACTGGCTTGCGGCGGAGGAAGAAGGGGAGATTATCGCAGTCTTCCATTCGCATCCGCAAAGCCAGCCAGTGCTTTCTGGTTCTGACCGGCAGATGCAGGTAATGACGGGGCTGCCATGGTGGCTTGCATCTGGCGGGCAACTGAGGAAATACAGGCCCGTTCCATTCCTGCGGGGGCGCAGGTTCGAACATGGCGTCATGGACTGCTACACCCTTTTCAGGGACGCATACCACCTGTGCGGCATTGACCTGCCTGATTTTGAGCGCACTAACGGATGGTGGTTGCGCGGTGAAAACCTCTATCTGAGCAACATGCCGCTCAATGGATTCCGCCAGGTATCGCCGGGAGAGGCGCAACCAGGTGACGTCATTATCAGACAGCCATTCCCCGGCGCTGACCCTTGCCACGCAATGATTCTCCTCGAAGACAACATGGTACTTCATCACGACCACGCCGGACACCTGAGCCGGAGAGAACCAATGCGCCCGGCATACGTTAAGCAGATGCATTCAATCTGGAGACACGAACAGTGCTCATCTTTAAATTTGCAGGCAATTTACGCCGATTTTACCGCCAGATATCCCTGAATGTTGATACGCCAGCGCAGGGGTTGCGCCTTCTGCTGGCGCAGGATTTTGAATTCAAAAAAGCCTTTCTCAATACAAAGCTGCGGGTGCGGGTGGCGGGCGAGGATGTTGAGGAATCTGCGATGCAATGGCATCTGGACCGCCACCTTAAAGATGGCTCAGTGGTTCTGTTCGTGCCGGTAGTGGAGGGGGCAATTTCTGCTGCTGCGGCCGCATGGATTGCGGTGGCCGTCAGCGTGGCTTCGGTAGCTTACTCGGTCTACATGTCACGAAACATGAAAACCAAAACCTCTGCAGAAGCCGCAGAGACTAATACGCTCACAAACAACTCATTTACCAGTGCTGAGAACCGGGTGGGGCAGGGCCGGGCGGTACCAATCCTTCTCGGAGAAATGGCTGTTGGGAGTAACGTAATCAGTCTCGGGATCGACACTTCTAATAATTCCGACTGGACAGAATCAATAGGCTAAGGTGGCTATATGTCTTCAGGTGGTGGTAAAGCATCAACCCCAAAACTCCTCGACGATAACCTCAAATCAAAACAGTTTTACCGGGTTCTCGATCTGATATCGGAAGGTCCGATTGCAGGGCCTGTCGATCAGGAACACATGTCATCGTTTATGCTTAACAAGACACCAATCACGGATGCAAGCGGAAACGTTAATGTGAATGGAATTAGCGTAGCGTGGCGCCCCGGATCGGAAACTCAGCAGCCAATTAATGGCTTTTCTGCTATTGAAGCAACCACCATCGTAAACACAGATGTAACCCATGACACCCCTCTTGTTCGTACCATAACCGACCAGGACGTAACCCGGGTGCGGTTCAACGTAGGCGTTACCGGTCTGGTTGAGCAGGACACTAAAGGAAACCAGAACAACACTTCCGTCACCATGGTGCTTGAGAGTAGAACAGGTGCTTCAGGATGGGTCATTGAAAAGACAGTTACTATCACCGGTAAAATATCAGGCCAATATCTCGAGGCTCATCTGATCGACGCTCCAGATATTAAGCCGTTTGATATTCGTGTACGCCGCATTACGCCTGACAGCAGCAGCGATTTACTGTCCAACGGCACTATCTGGAATAGCTACAGTGAAATCACCGACGACAATCTGAGCTACCCATTTTCAGCCATCGCTGGCGCTGTTATCGACCGCGACCAGTACACTGACACTCCAAGCCGCACCTACCATCTTCGCGGACTGATTGTGGACGTTCCTGACAACTATGATCCGATTGCCAGAACTTACTCGGGGTTGTGGACTGGCGGATTCAAAAAAGCGTGGACTAACAACCCGGCGTGGCTGTTCCGTGAACTGGCCAAGAATACGCGTTTTGGCCTGGCGAAACGTGCCGGTTATATCGATGTAGATGACGGTGCGTTGTACGTCCTCTCACAATATTGCGATCAGCTTGTGAACGATGGCTATGGCGGGCAGGAACCAAGGATGACGCTGAATGCCTATATTACCGAGCAGGCGAGTGCGCGTGACATTCTCGACAAGATAGCGAGCATGTTTCGGGGTATAGCGCTGTGGGACGGGATGCGACTGTCTGTCATGCTGGACGCGCCACAGGATCCGATAGCGACAATCACGAATTCTAACGTGGTTGATGGCGAGTTCAAGCGTAGCTCCGTGAAGCGTTCAGAGAAATACAATGCCGTTGTTGTGTCCTGGACTGACCCTGATAACGGCTGGGAGCAGGTAAAAGAGTATGTTTCCGACGATGAGATGATTGCCCGCGGAAACTACAACGAAACCACTCTTGAGGCGTTTGGCTGTACCTCACGCGGTCAGGCATGGCGAGCAGGGAAATGGCTGCTGGAAACAGCAAAGCGTGAAAGCAGCAGACTGTCTTTCCAGATGGCGCGCGATGCTATCCACTTCACACCGGGTGACATAGTTGAAATCATGGACAACAACTATGCTGGCGCGCGGCTCGGCGGCAGAATTATGTCACATTCAGGCAATAAAATTACCGTTGATGCTGTCGAATCATCGCTTATAGCTGGCGGCGATACCATGTCTATCATGGGGAGCAGCGGTAAGTTCGTGAAGTACGTCATTGATGGCGTTGCTAACAACGTTGTAACCCTGAAGACGACTCCATCATGGGTGCGGGATGGAACAGTGTTTGCTATCTCTACCAGCAACGTTTCAACTCGGTTATTTCGTATCCTCAGCGTCGCAGAGACAGAAAACAATTCCGTATACAGTATTACTGCATCACAGCATGATCCGAATAAACAGGCCATTGTGGATGAAGGCGCAGTGTTCGAAATTCCTAACGACACGCTTAATGGCTACCGCGTTCCGAACGTTGAAAACCTGCGGATTATTAACACCAATTCGGAAACGGTACAGGTTATGGCGACATGGGAAACAGCTACGACGACCAAAAAGCTTGTTTTCGAACTTTATGTCTACTCGGGTGATGGGAAAGTGGTTTCTCAGTACGAAACAGACCAGTTCCGGTATGAGTTTTATGGGCTGGCCGCCGGTAGCTACACGCTGGGTGTTCGTGGCCGCAATGAAAACGGGATGAAAGGTGTTGAAACGCAGATCAGTATGATTATCGGTGCGCCACCTGCACCATCCAGCATTATCTGGACGCCCGGCCTGTTTTCTGCTGACCTGGTGCCAGTCATGCGTATCACCGCCACCACAGATACTTCTTTCGAATTCTGGTACTCAGGGCAAAACAAGATTACCGATCCGGCTAATATCGAAGACCTGGCGCAGTTTTTGGGGCGCTCAAACCAGTGGACACTCCACGGCCTGCAGGAAGATAAGACATATTACGTTTATGTGCGCACCAGGAATGCTTTTGGTGTGTCTGAGTTTGTTGAGGCGTCAGGTCAGGCGTCATCCGATATTCCAGGTATGATAGATCTCATTGATGAGCAGATACGCGAGTCAGACGCGTTCAAAAATGTTCAGGAAGGTGTCGACATTAACCTGGAAGGCGTCATGTCGAACGCACTGGCTAATCACGGTAAGGTTGAACATCAGTACCAGCAGTATGGGGAGGTTCGCGCCGACATCCTTGTTGTGAAAACAACTGTCGCTACTGCCGAGCAGGGGCTCGCCGATCTTTCCACTTACGTACAGGCACAAATAGGCCCTGAAGGAGAGTTAACCTCAGCCGTAAATCAGAAAATGACCGCTGAGGTAAATAGTGATGGGACTGCAAAAGCCTCTTACACACTCAATATGGGGATTGTCAGGAACGGTGTGAAATATAACACCGGATTCGGCATGTCTATCGAGCCATCGGGGAATAGCTATAAATCTACCGTTGTATTTGCTGCGGAACAGTTCGGCATTTATTCCGGTAATAACCCCGGCAACTGGCAGGCTGCATTCTTCGTCTATAACGGACAGGTATTTATTCGTAGCGCATTAATTCAGGAAGCATCCATCGATTTTGCGAAAATTACCGATTCACTTCAGTCTGCAAACTTTATCCCCGGTGGTGGTGGACGCGGATGGAATTTACCAAAATCTGGTAGCCCAGAATTCCATGGGAAACTCTATGCCGACAGCGGTGAATTTGCATTTAACGGAGTGAATAACGTTACTCGCATTGACGGCAATGGGATCACAGTAAATCTCTCAGGAGGTGGTCGTGTTGTTGTTGGACGATGGACATAAGGTGAAATATGCCGGAAGGAATACTGATAGATTATAACGATGGCCGTCCTGCGATGGCGATTACAGCGGGGCTCCGTGCCCCGTCATTCTGCACAAGTTTTGCTGGTTACGGTACGGGGGCAAACCAGTTTCAGGTTAATACTCCATTAACGTCAGGCTCCACAGTTTTTGTTTTACCGACACGTCCGGTTGACGTTCAGGAGTTCGCAGACAATCAGACATGGATAGTTTTACCGATATATATGACATCCGTTACAAGAAACGGAGACAACGGTGTGACTGTTAACGGTACAAACAGGGGAAACTACCAGCGAATACCAAACTGGGCAGGAACTGTATTTGAAATTCTCCCTGCTGCTACTTACAACGAAGGACTTCTCGTTTCCAACTCTACTGATTTCACTGCAATTTCGAATCAGGCAAGATTAATGACATGTGCTTATGTTGGCACGGTGACAGTCAACGGCTCGATGGCGCTTCCCGTATCAGGAATACCATTCGGGAAGTGGGATAACAATAATGTGTCTGTAGGATTTGACGGAGCAAATATTATTGTAAGAGACATCAATTACTCAGGACGGGATGATGTTTCCGCATCTGTAACAATGGAACTGGTAATTTTCAATAATACCGCGCCTGTAGCCGGTGATGGCATTACCATGACTAATTCGGCTGGGCAGGTGACATTTTCAACAGTGAAGCGCCCATTTGTATATGACCAGCAGCTAACGGTAACAGACAATAATCAATACATAGGTGATAAATATTGCCAGATAGTATTTACAGGTGCGCAGTCAAGACGAGTGGATGGATATTTTAATATAAGGAAAAAGGGCGTGGTAATGTCAGGTGGAAGCATCCGGTCAGCGTATAATCAGGTTGTTGGTAATTACAATGACAACAGATTTGATATGACATTTAATCAAAATATCAATATGCCAATTCTTGTCCTTCCGGATATGTATTGAGGAAATATTCATGTCAGCAGGAACCTTAACTCTTACCAATGACACAGATGCTGTTACTGGCAGCGGCACAGCGTTTACAGCAGAACTTGCTGCTGGCGATTTTATTGTCGTAACTGTCGGCGGCATCCCTTATACACTTCCGGTTAAAGCAGTAAATAACAATACATCACTGACGCTGGTTAGTGTTTACACAGGCCCGACACAATCCGGCGCTGCGTGGTCTGCCGTGCCTCGTGTTGCTTTGAACATGGTCACGGCTGCCTTGGTGGCTCAAAGCGCTGAGGCATTGCGAGGACTGAATTACGACAAACAGAACTGGCAGCAGGTTTACAGTACAGACGGAAACATCACAGTGAAGCTGCCAGATGGCACTACCTTCACCGGCCCGTCATGGAAATACCTGTCTGACAATATTGTGTTGCAGAATGATTCTCGTCTGACAACCATAAATGGTAAAACCGGTGGAATTATTAACGGCGAAATTTCCCTCACTCGTTCAGCCACAGAAAATATTTCAAACAGAATCGTCTTTACTACCATTGTTGCTGCTGAGGGGTTAACTGCATGGGCTGAGCGTCATAATTTTGCTGATGGCACTAATCGCCAGATACTCAACTTAAGTTCTGTATCAGGTTCGCGTAAAGCGGTACTTCATGCAGATGGTGGGGTCCTCTGCAGAGCGGGTATGAATAACCTTTCGTTGTTACGTACTGGATACTTTATTGATTACGAGTCAGGTCCAATCTCCCTTTATATAGACTCTACCCGTATGGGAGAAATACAGCTATCAGCGACCTCTGACAGGCTTTTGAAGAAAGAAATTGAGTATTTATCAGATATGGTTGGTGCAGATCCTTCTGCCAATGCGCTGAATGAAGTACTCCAATGGAACCCGGCAACATTCAAGTATAAGAAACGCAGCATTATCCCAGAGAGCGATACCCATCTTGGGTTCATTGCTAATGACCTTGTCGAAGTCTCGCCGGAGTGCGTTAAGGGGAAAGGGCTGGAAGATGGCTATGATGAGAACAATACAGCGGAAGCATATTCACTCGATGAGATAGCTATGATAGCTAAGCTGACATTGTCTATTCAGGAGTTGCAAAAACAGATTTCCGAACTTCAGGCGAATGGTGCTGGAAGCTGAATAATGCGCAGCCATCGTATGCAAGAACGTGCTTTGGTAGGCCGCCTGACAAGAGCGAAGCATCAGACACTTCGCGTCCGGTGTTCGGAGTAATAACGTACTTCATCAACAGTGCGACAGATGATTTAAGTCAAGCTAAAGGTGGCACTACGCCACCTTCTCATCAAGCCAGTCAGTCCAAAATTGCATCATCTCCAGGTGTGTATCAGGATACGCTGTGCGGTTGTACACAGATCGAGTCCCAGTTAGTTTTATGTTTTCTCGGTGACGTGAGACAAAAATGGGACGTAAAGGCTTTTATATGCCTTTCGACCAATTTCTATCTTTTTCGAATATGGGACGTGTGAGCGCAGGTATGACGCGGTATGTTGTTGACTTAAAAGGTGGTTCTAGGAACTTCTAAGCCGTGGGTCGCAGGTTCGAATCCTGCAGGGCGCGCCATTTTAAAGTCTATCCACCTCTCTCAAAGTCTACTAATCACTGATATACCAATGGATTAAGAGAAATTTCATTATCTCAAAGTCTCTTATCGTCTATTGAAATCTACGTTCATCTGGGGGTACATTCGGGGGTATATTCAGGTTCAATGAAGTGAGATACCCCCAATATGAAGCTAACAGCCCGCCAGATCAGTACGGCGAAACCAACGGAGAAACCATATAAGCTGTCTGATGGCGGTGGTTTGTATCTGCTGGTTAACCCGAACGGCTCCCGATACTGGCGTATGAAGTATCGCTATGCAGGTAAGGAGAAACTTCTTTCCATTGGCGTTTATCCTGATGTGACGCTTGCGGAAGCAAGAGACAAACGAACCCAGGCTAAACGTATACTTGCTGCGGGCGATGATCCATCTGAAGTAAAACAGGCCGAGAGAGAGGCAAAGAATCTTGCGGTTAATAACAGCTTTGAACTTCTGGCGCTTGAATGGCATGAGCATAAAAAGCCAAACTGGTCTTCAGGCTATGCTGACGACATTCTTGAATATCTGCGAAAAGACATATTCCCATATATCGGTAAGAAAGCCATAACAGATATTAAGCCGATGACTATGCTCTCCGTGCTGAAAAAAATGGAGGATCGTGGTGTACTGGATAAGCTAAAAAAAACTAGGCAAGCCTGCCGACAGATATTTACTTATGCAATTATAACCGGCAGAGCTGAGTTTAATCCCGTAACGGATTTAGCTGGAGCGCTGAAAACGCCAAAGCAACAACATTTCCCGCATCTGATGCCAACTCAGATTGGCCCCTTCATTCATGCTGTTAATACCTACTCAGGCAGTAAAGTAACCCGCATCGCTACGCTATTACTTATGTATACCAGTGTCAGGACAATCGAGTTAAGGGCTTCTGAATGGACTGAGTTCGACCTGGACAACGATTTGTGGCAGATCCCCAAGGAACGTATGAAGATGCGCCGTCCTCACCTTGTACCGCTTTCAAGGCAGGTTAAATCTCATCTGCTGGAACTAAAAAAGATCACTGGTTGGGGTAAGTATGTTTTCCCCGGTCGCAATGATGCCCACAAGCCAATGAGTGAGGCCAGTATTAATCAGGTGATTAAGCGCATAGGTTTTGCAGGAAAGGTCACAGGACACGGATTCAGACACACCATGAGTACCATATTACATGAAAAGGGGTTCAACTCTGCATGGATAGAAGCACAACTGGCGCACGCTGACAGGAATACTATCCGTGGAACTTACAATCATGCTCAGTACCTTGACGGTCGACGGGAGATGCTTCAGTGGTACGCTGACTATCTGGATGAGTTGGTTGGAAAAGTGGTGGGTTAACCTGTTTTCTTCATGTGTGAGGAAGAGTAGTTGTTCCACTTGTTCAAGTTGTTCCAGATATATAGATATGAAGGTAACTTACTGTTTTTATTTATATATGCATTTTCAAGATGGAACAACTGTGGAACAACTTTCTGCTGTTTTGGAACAACTTCACGAACGTGATTTTGTATCATAGTTGTCAATTGACTGTTTATGCATACAGCTACTCTAGACATGTATACCTCAGTAGACGATAATTCCCCCACAGAAAAAGGCTATGTCTAGGCTGATCCCCGAAAACCTGCACACCTCTGCGGGCCGGCATAGTCGCTAAGATTAGAGGGCGCGAGGTGGCGTTATGCTGGATATAATTTCTGACTTGAAAGAGAAAAAGAGTGAAGTAATTTCCTTACATGAGGTGATTACTACTCTGAAGTCTCAGTCCCCTCAGGCAACGTTACCACAGATAGCTGAGTGGCTTTTGATACAACTTGCTGATAATCCTGAGTCCCCAGAAATGGGAATATTAACGGTTGGTGGAGGTTTTGAATCTATTTTACCGGAATGGATGAGTGCACAAAATGAACAGTATCTTTCACTGAGAGATTTATTAATTGAGTTGTACCGAAGCAACGGTATTTGGCCGGGGGATATTCCGTTTTGAATAAGAAATTTGATATTACTGAAGAAACCTACATGGGATATGGTTTTAAACGTCAAGAGTTGACGGACTTTTTTCATTCAAAAGGTAAGCACGTTAACTTTGGCGTGCCACCGATGTCTTTTGAAGATTCAAGTGATTTGGACGGGGCCTTAACTCTTAATGATGCTTTAGCTGAAGTGGAATCTTTGAAGTCGAGGGTCAGAGATTTAGAAGCACTTTTGCCAATCCTTCTTGGTGAGTACAGAAATGACGATCCACTTCTGTTAGCCATACAAATAAGAAATAAAGATTGGCTAGACTATGACCCTGACAACGATAGAGCTACAAGGGGAAATCAGGCGGCAATAATTCATGACCTCGAAAAACGTGGTTTCCCTAAGCGTCAGGCGGAAGCTATTGAACTAGTCGCTTGCCCTATTAAGAGAGGGTAAGCTCCTTACCCTCAGGGCTATATGAGCGTAATAACGCCATCCCTGAGGGTGATTTGTCCGTTAACCCTAAGGGTAACGGAGCCATAAAATTAAAAACTACTCCATACCCTCAGGGGTAACTATCACCAACCTCCCTCTAGCTTGAGGGTATGAAAATAATCATGTTTTTCATGCCATCATTAATCTCGTAAACCGCAATTGACGTTACGAGGTAAATATATGTCGCAATCATTCATTCGTCTTTCTGAAGTCCAGCGCCGTACTGGTTACAGTAAAGCTTGGATCTACCGCTTGATTGGACAGGGTAAATTCCCTTCCTCTGTCAAAATTGGCTCTCGCGCCATTGCTTTCGTCGAAAGTGAAGTTGATGACTGGATTAACCAGCGCATCGAAGAGTCGCGTAAGGAGGTTGCCTGATTCAGAACGCCAAAAATAACTTGCGTGAGTTTGCGGCAAAGCTTTGGCAGTATCGTTTTGTCGCGACAGTCATCAAACTAATTAACGACAGGTAAATAACCATGAATAAATTAAATGCCCTCTCCGGGCAGGGACTCACTCAACCTGAAATCGGTCAGGCAGCTATTTCTGCACCTACTATGAGCAGTCTTGAAATGGTCGATTACATTAATGCAAATCGTAAAGCAAAAGCGGAAGCAGAGGGATTATCGTTCCCATGCAAGAAATACCGCAAGCTATCCCATAAGAACTTTATGCCGAAAGTGCTGAGGGTGTTGGGTGAAATTCAATCGGCTAAATTTTTAGCCGATTACATTGATGACAAAGGACGTACTCAGCCCTGCTACAACTTCCCTAAACGTGAAGCTTGCTTAATGGCCATGAGTTACGACTACGAGCTGCAAGCTCAAATCTTCGATTACATGACAGAACTCGAGCGTAACATTAATGGGGATCTCGTCTACACAATTCAGCAGATGGAAAATATCGTGTCAATTGCTCGAAAAGCATCTGATGAGGATTCGTCGGATGCTGGACGCCGATTACGCCAACGCCAGGATGATTTGCCTTTACTCGATAAGGCAGAAAAGCTGGTGAAGGATTTTCGCCAGTTTTCGTTTGAGCTGATTGGTGGCGGGAAAGTCGAGGTATCTGAATGAGTAACGTTACTGGCAGCACACCTTATGCGCCCAAAGAAAAAGGCAACGCTGCGAACGTTGCCTTTGGGAACCAGATTGATCACTGGTCGGGATTGTCTTTCGATTTTTTGCGCTGCCGGGCTTCCAGTTCGGCATGTGCAATATCGACTATAGCACGAATGTCGGTACCGGCTCTCTCTCCGATTTCTTCAATCTTGGCGAGCGTCTCAAGCGCCCTGTTTAGCCCGATCTGTAAGCTTTCAGGGCCAGTTGCTGTCGCTTGCCGCCGGGCTACTTCGCCGCGCATCGCTGTAACGATAAACCCAGCGTTGCTTTCATCCGGCCTTTTTAATGCTTCCATGCTATCGATTACATCGTGCGGGATACGTATAGATATCTGTTTTGACTTGTCGTTAACGGTATTTTTGACCATGAGTGTATACCTGATGATTTGGTGTGATTCAGTATACACAAAAAATGAATCACAAAAAGGCTTGACATGTGATTCACTAGAAACTAATTTAAATCACACATCATTGTTATGGTGTGATTCACAAAGGCAACGCCCCGGAGTGCTTGGAACCACTACCGAGGCGTCTAACCACAACGTTAGTTGGAGTAACATTATGGCATGTTCACATGATACCCAAATTCGCCCGGAGTTTACATACCTGTTTCTGGGCACCCCGTCCGATAAACCCAACACCACGCCCGTTGTTCTTCGTGCGGAAGCCAACAATGAGCAGCAGGCACGTTCTCATTTTCTGAACTGGAATCTGGTATTTGCCGCGCAGATCCGCACTAAGGCTCCATGCCGTCTCCAGTTGATGGACGGTGGCGATCGCCTTTCCTGGATTTTTGAGCAACTTCCCGATGTCTGCACCTCCGCTGTTCAGGAGGTGGCGTATGTCTGAACTCACCAGAACTGATGCGCTTATCGAAATTGAGGCACTGGCGTGCGCGGCACAGTTTCTGACTGATACGCCAGCAAGGATTGAACTGGCAGGCGCTCTTATGTCGCAGATTGAGGAAACCGCTAAAAAAGCGCAGGAGGCCAGCGATGACTGACATTCTCGAAATTATCCGTCCGCACGTTCATCTGGAGCGCCAGGGAAAAAATTACGTCGGTCTTTGCCCGTTTCATCAGGAGAAAACGCCGTCATTCACAGTTGATCCGTCAGAACAGACTTTTTGCTGTCTGGGTTGCGGTGCCCACGGTGATGCCGGGGAGTTTGCAAAACTGATGCTGATGAAAGGAGCAGGTGCGGTTCTGAATGTAAACCTTCATGTCGCCCCGAATTTCACTGGTCGCGTTGTCGTTCAGCTTAAAGAGGGTCGCCATGTATGCGATTACCCGCTGGTGAATGGTGAGCATATCGCAACGCTGCCGTCATTTCTGGAAATGGCTCGCCTGGCTTGGTGGTCTGTCACACCTGAACAGGGGGTATGCAATGCGTAACACTAAAGTACTCGATGCTTTCAACGCACTGAACAAAATTCAGGCTCTTGCAGCCGCCGCAGGGTTCCTTACTTCCAGTGAGGAAGAAGAGGAAATGTGTTTCAGGCTGGTGGATCTCATAGAACAGATAGCCCGTGAAGCAGGGGAGGCTGACAATGGATAAGCCACGCATTTACCGCACTGATGATGATGTGTTGCTGAATCTGCAACGCTCACTGGATCTGATGAACTGCGCCATACGCATTCTCGGTTCCGGGGAGAAAAATATGCAGATGTACGTGATGTCTCTCGTTGACGTTGCAGCCCATCTGACACAGCAATCAACAAATTCTCTCGATTTGGGTGAGCAGGCAGATAACGAACATGGGGTGTGCAATGGCTGATAAAACCAACCTGATTACATCGGGTGGCGTAGTGACACATATGGGTACTAACCAGGAGCTGGCTATTGACTCAGATACATTACTGCAAATGGTCAATGAAGCTCGCAAGGAATGCGGCGAAAAACCAATCCGCAATAACGATTTCATCGCTCGTATCAAAGACGAGTTGGAGGGAGAGGACTACGAAATTTTCGTGGTTCAAAATTTGAACAATACCACCTCCGGAAAAGCAGTTATGCGCGTGAGTCAGGCTATCCGCGTTGTCGCTCGGTCGAAAGTTGTTCTTCGTTCACTGACTTGAGGAAAGAGTTATGGCTATGAAAACTGAATTAGCAACGGTAGCAGCACGTGATTTACAGATCATTGAGTATCGCGGCCAACGAGTAGTGACGAACGAGCAGCTTGCAGCAGGATACGGCACTGATGTCGCCAACATCAAAATGAACTATTCGCGCAACGCCGATCGCTTTGTAGAAGGAAAACACTTCTTCAAAGTTACCGGCGAAGAGTTAGCAAATTTGCGAGTAACTTTTAGTTACCTGCAAATTTCCAGCAAAACCCGCTCTCTTATGTTGTGGACAGAACGCGGCGCGGCGAACCACGCAAAGATGCTGGAAACCGATCAGGCGTGGAGCTACCACGAAGACCTGGTGGAATTCTACTTCACTCAGCGTGATGCGATTGCCGCGCCAGTACAACGCGAACTTTCCACAATGGAAATCCTGCAGATTGCTATGGCATCTGAACAAGGTCGCCTGGCGGCAGAAGAACGCGCCAAAAACGCAGAACGTACCAAATCACAAATCAGCCGTAAGCGCGAAGCCTCGGCACTCGGAAAGCTCAGTGCTGCAACCCGCCGTTGTCGTGATCTGGAAGAACGTCTGGGAGAAAGTGAAAAACATGCAACGATTACCCGTGTAGAGAAGGCTACAGGTAAGAAAGGGAAATACAACTATGTCCTGCTGCGACGGTGGTGCAAGGAAAACGGTATGCATCCCCGTGATGTTCCGGATGAGCGTTACGGCAGCGTTAAGTCCTGGCCCGCTGAAGCATGGCTGGCTGTTTACGGGACTGACCTGAAAAAACTGGCCGGAGGTAATCTATGAGCAATATAGAACAAATTCTTTCCCGCTGTGATTTACAGAAGGAAGATGATGAATCCCTGGCCAGTATCCGCATGCACTCCGAAGGCGCATACGAGGGGATTATGTCGGGGCTGGGGGCCATTGGTAATGCTGTGTTCTGGGCCTGTGATAATAAAAATTACACCGACGATATGGCGCGTGATGATTTGTATCGTCTGGGTGAAATGCTGATGTATTTACCCGGTATAGCTTTCGCGCTGAAATTTAATGCAGATGAGGCTGACTTCAGTATTAACGAACGAAGGCGGAAGTCAGGAAAATAATTAAGACGTAAATAAACCTTATTCATTCTGGAATTAACGGCTATCGGGTCGGGGTAATGCTCGCCCTGATGGCAGGAGAAACCGTATTTATGACCCGGAAAACGCATAGTCTCGAAATAAACCGCAAGCATATTGCTGATGCCTTTATTAATTATTGCCGCTTGCGTAACAGCGGTTCGGCGATTCTTAACCTGATGGTAAAAAAACAGGTTGTGGCACTGGATAACCTGACTGTGGCCGCAGTGGAGAACTGCCTCATCCACAGTATTGAGTTGCAGTGTTTCAGTAAGCTCGGGCGTGACAGGGGACTGCCCATGCTGGTGGAAACCTACTCAGGCATGATGACCAAAGATAACAGTCGTCTGACACCGGAAGGTGTGGAGTTTATGAATGAAGTCATGACAGCAGCAATCACAGCAGCACTTGCTAATCCGAAAGATAATAATTTTGGTCTGGAGATTTATCATGCGTAATACACAATTAAATCAATTTTCGGCTGAATGTAACCAGACAGATAAATATATTCGTATAAATCTCCTGGAAGCAGAAAAAAACTTTGTGCTTTATTTCCATCGTCAACAGAATGAAAGCGACAAAATAGCTCCTGATGAAGCTATTCAGAAACTCGAAAGTGGGGAGTATGACGCCGATTTAGTTGAGGGACTGCGTCTGGTTGCAGCCCTGTGGCACGGTATGCACACCGGATGTTTTATGCTGTCAGATGAGCAAAACCTTGTGCTCTGGCGCTGGACGGTGGCTGCTGTGTATGTCTGTGAGATGCTCGATACAAACGGAGCCGTCGAAGTGAAAAATGAGCAGGGAGAACCTGAGGAGGTCGCCGTTTATAGCGGAGAGCATGGCGGTATTGTTATTTATCCGTGGTCGGAGCGTTTTTCCCTGGCAAATCATGTCGAGGGGCTGGCATATGAAATGTTTCCTGTGAATAAAGCACCGGAAATAGCATCGGCTATCTATCGAAGTATGCTCGAAATCAGCTCAGAAACAGGTATCGGTATGTCTGAAGAGGGGCTTAAAGGCCTGGCGCTTCTTCACGACAGTTTCATTGAAACGCTGAAGACGGAAGGCATTCCGGCGGCGCCAGTCGCACACTGAGGGGTTACGATGAAAAAAGCACCTAATTTTAAGCACCTGCCAGCGGATAAATTTACTGAGGCCATTATTTTTGCCGGTTCTGAGGCATACGCTCACGCTAAAGGCTGGGAAGAAGGAATGGGCAGGCAGGTGGCCTGTGACTCAACGCCTCCGGTTTATCTTGGCACGAAGCAACTCCAGGAACTGAAGAGCCTGAGAATTGTTGATGACGGGCGCAGGAGTGCCCGTGTCTATCTGGCCGGAGTTATCAGCCCGGTCATGATTAATGCAATTGCAGAAAAGCTGGCGCTGGCAGGAGTGCAGGATGCGAAATTATACAAGGGGATACCGGACAGACAGCCGGAGGACTGGCGGGACTATCTTGCACGGTTGCGTGAGCAGGCAGAACGCGGAGAGAACATGATCCTGCAGCTTCCCTCGTTCAGAAAAGTCCCGGTGGAAGAAACTGATGATGAACTTAAGCCACGAGTCGAAAGTCGTGATGATGGTGTCTTCTGGGTGACGCCGAAAGTCGATAAGGAAAGCGGCGAAATTATCAGTAACGAGAGCTGGCTGTGTTCTCCGCTGGATGTTGTGAGTATTGGTAGCGACGGCAGGGATCGTTATCTGATTCTGCGCTGGCAGCCGGAGGGCGAAAAGCTCCCTGTTATCCGCGCGGTTCCGCTGGCCGATATCGGCGAACGGGAGGGCTGGCGAACCCTCAAGGCCGGAGGGGTGAATGTCACTACCAAAAGTAACCTGCGGGCGATTCTGGCTGACTGGTTACAGCGAAACGGGCACGGCCAGTTATGGCAGGTTGCCCACACCACTGGCTGGCAGTGTGGTGCTTATATCATGCCGGATGGCGAAATCATCGGGAAGCCTGAACATCCGGTGCTCTTTAACGGGAGAAGTTCAGCCGCCGCCGGGTACACCGTGAAAGGGGATGTAGAAAGCTGGCGCAAAAGTGTGGCGGCTCTTGCGAACGGTAACTGGTCAATGATGACGGCTGCTGCGGCTGCGCTGGCTGCCCCATTAATCGGATTGACGGGCGCAGATGGTTTTGGCCTGCATTTCTATGAACAGTCCAGCGCGGGCAAAACCACCACAGCCAACGTTGCCTCCAGTTTGTATGGCAATCCGGATGTGTTACGCCTGACCTGGTACGGAACGGCACTGGGGCTGGCAAATGAAGCTGCGGCTCACAATGATGCTCTCATGCCGCTGGATGAAATAGGCCAGGGGGCCGATCCGGTCGAGGTCTGGAAATCAGCGTATGCGCTGTTCAACGGAACCGGAAAACTACAGGGGGCGAAGGAAGGCGGCAACCGCGAACTTAAACGCTGGCGTACAGTGGCAGTCAGTACCGGAGAGGTTGATATGGAAACCTTTGTGGCGGGGGCGGGCCGCAAGGCAAAGGCAGGACAACTGGTGCGTCTGCTCAATATTCCCATGAGCCGCGCCGTGGTTTTCCATGGGTACAAAAATGGCAAGCAACATGCTGATGCCATTAAGGATGCGTATCAGAACAACTATGGTGCCGCGGGGCGGGAGTGGATCAGGTGGCTTGCAGAACATCGGGAAGACGCCGTTGCAGCCGTCAGGACAGCGGAAGAACGATGGCGCAATCTTGTCCCGTCAGATTATGGCGAACAGGTCCACCGTGTGGCTTCCCGCTTTGCTGTTCTTGAAGCTGCATTGCTGCTCGGAAAGGTGATTACCGGATGGGATGAACAGAGTTGCCGGGATGCCATTCAGCACAGTTACAACGCGTGGATTGGTGTGTTTGGTACCGGCAATAAAGAAATTGAGCAGATTATTGAACAGGCGGTGAGCTTTCTGAGCACCTTCGGTATGCGACGGTTTGCCCCACTGCCCTATGACGAGCAAAGCCTGCCGATAAACGAGCTTGCCGGATACCGGAGCAAAGGGAATCACAGTGATGATCCTGTGCTGTTTTATGTATTACCCACCGTGTTCAGGACTGAAGTTGCAAGGGGATTCGACAGCGGTCAGTTTGCCAGCACTCTGTGTGAGGCAGGGATACTGAAAAAATCACCGAGTGATAAAGGATATCAGACGCTTACCCCCCGGCTCCGGCATATGGGGAATATCCGTCTGCGTTCGTATTTACTGGTTCAGCTTGATGAAAGTGAAGGAGCAGAACAATGACAGCACATATTGCAGCACATGGGCGGCTGGTGGTTGATGTTCAGAGCAAAACTATCAGCAACGGTAAAAGCATGGCATTTACCCGACTGGCAGTAGCGCTTCCCTGCCGGGATACAGAAAATGGTGAACTCACTTTCTGGCTGGCAGTGACGGCTTTTGGCAGGCAGGCGGAGTACCTGCTGAAACACCAGAAGGGCGACCTGATTAGTGTTTCCGGCAATATGCAGGCCAGCCAGTGGAAGGGAAATAATGGTGTTATGCAGACCGGCTATCAGATGGTGGCGGATTCGGTGATCAGTGCGAAAACGGTACGGCCCGGAGGTAACAGGAGGAAAATTTCCGGCGGGCAGCCAGCGCCGCAGGATGATTTTTCGGATGACGTGCCTTTCTGATAACTGGAGGGCGGGGAAACCCGCCTGAATACCGGGTGTGCAAATGAATAAAGAAATGAAAGAGAACATTATCAGACTGAAACGCAGTGGTATGGGTTATAAAGCTATTTCGCGTGAAACGGAAATAAACATCAATACGGTAAAAAGTATCTGCCGCCGTTCAGGGTTATTCTGTGATAACCCTGAACACAGGGCGCTTTTCACGATACCGGAACCGAAATACAGCACTGAACTGGCGACGATTAAACCTCTGCCACCGCAACAGGTTATTACCGGGCATAAACAGACGGATGCTTATCTTTGGGTTCTGGAGGTTATCAAAACAGGTGAGCCTGCCCACATTGCCGCAGCGGAAACTGCGCTGTCCAGGCTGATGATTACGCCCAAAGAGGCACAGGAACGGTATACGCGATACCTGCAACAGAACGGTGCTGGCTGGACTTCAGTGTTTTCGACAATGTGGCTTGATAACCCGCAACACTTTATCAGTAAAGCAAGATTGCAGCGGGAGAAAGCCGCCAGGGTTCGTGGTGCCTTCGGTAGCCATGAGGCCGTTTTTGAACCCGTACCGGCAGAATGCCTGATTGAGTCCAGGTATGGATCTTATCGGGAGATTTACTGCGATTACATGCAGGAAGGCGACGGAGAGTTTATTTACACGGATGTGCTGCCAGCGCCTTATACCCTCAGTGATGTTGTTCGGGAATATCAGTACTGGGACTGGTTGTCGCAGATGCGAGTCGCGGCCCACAGAGAGTTGTACCCTGAAGACAATCCGTGGGAAAACTCACATCTCTGGCACAGGGAAAACTGGCTAGAGAAACAGCTGGAAAATATCAGGCCGGTTAGCCGTGGGGAGGCGCTGGACGTTCTTAAATGGTATCTGGAGAGTGAAAATTTTGCGGATATGGGCAGGCGTCAGGATGGCGTGTATCTGAACCTGATTGGCTCTCATTAGGGGGATTAGTATCATTGCGTTTATTGCATCGAAATGGATGTATATTGCAATAAGTGAGATAATAAATGCATCCCACTTCCGGAGGAAATCATTGTGAAGCTTGAATCTGCGCTCAGACATTTTAGTCCTCAGGGAATGCACATCAGCGACGACGTGAAAGGAACCTCTCCGGATCGTCTCACCGGTACAGATGTAATGGCGGCTATTGGTACCACCAGCAGCCGCGCGCGGTTTGGTCTGGCCGCTTTCTTCGGAAAGGCCGGGATCAGCAAAACGGATGAACAACAGGCTGTGCAGGCGCTGGCGCGTCACGCGATGGATACTGCACCGAAGAACGTGCGCAAAGCTGCAGGTGGTGAATTTGGCTGGTGTATGCTGGTACTGGCGCAGTTTGCCTTTGCTGAGTATTCCCGTTCGGCAGCTACCAGCGTGACCTGTCACACCTGCAAAGGCAGCGGATTAACCTCTCAGTATGAGGATGTGATAAAACATCCTGGAGTCTTCAACTCTGACGGTATGGAAATCGTGCCTCCGAAAATCAAGCACGAACTGGTCAGGCGTGCATGTGTGGCATGTAACGGTAAAGGTGAGCTGTTCGCCCGGTGCCGTTGCGGTGGAAAAGGTGAAGTGCTCGACCGTATTGCGACAAAAGAAAGAGGTGTACCGGTGTTCAAAACCTGTGAACGCTGTTCCGGAAATGGTTTTTCTCCGGTACCCTCTACGGCTGCATATAAAGCGATTCTCAGGCGAGTTCCGGAATTACATGTCAGAACATGGACCCGCAACTGGAAACCATTCCTGGAGGCGCTGGTAGATATTTGTTACCGGGAAGAGCGTAAGGCTGATGCTGCTTTTCAGAATGCGACCAGTTTTAGCGATGATTTCAACAAAATTTAGTATTTTCACGACATATAGCTTGATTTTGTCTGAAACTGTCGTGTATGCTTCTAATCATGTGAAGTTGTACCTAAACAAAATGAATCATCGAAACCCTGCCGCCTGGTGGGGTTTTTTATGACTCACTGTTTATTGATGTTTGTCTGAGATTGTTGCGTTTGTGTGGATGCTCAATCCAACGGATATTAATACCAGGATGATTTTTATAGAATATCCTTGCTATTTCACGGGCACAGAAATGGATCGAATCAAAAGCGTCTTCACCGCTTGAATGCATATATAAAGACAGTGCATCATTGTTAATGAGATAATGCAGCCACACTCCACCGTAATACCAGCACGTGATATTTTTATAATCGACGGTAGTGGTTCCCTTTTCTTGGTCATTTAACCATTGAATCAGTGTTTCCTCTGTATTCTGATTTGTATCTGAAGTGACAATGGCTTCCAGAAGGACATCATTCCTGTATATGTATCTCCTGCCTTCCCAGGAGCGGCTGATTTTATAATATCGGGGCATATTTATTCTCAGATGATTTAGCATTTCTGGTAAAAAACGCTCACCGGAGTGAGCGGGCAGCAACTACTATAAAGACACTCGGGAATTACACAGATATTGCTTTTGTTTACCCCTCATAAAGCCGGGCAAAGGTCGCTTTATAACTGAGGGGCCTGTGCAGCGGAACACAATCTACAGGTCATTGTTGCCAGACGTGAGCAGATAATTCTTAAAATAATAAACATGGTAAATTATCATGTTATGTTATTGCGGTTGCAGTGAATCCCCCTGGGCGGTGGGGCGTAACTGGTTTTCAATGGAAATAGCTGTTTATTTGCTACGCGAGTCACGGTATAGCCAGCCAAAGATTCACCGGGAGGCACCCGGCACTGCAGCATACTGATAACAAATATAGCGTGTCCCAAAGGCTCACTTCGGTGGGCCTTTTTTACAGGCGAAAAAAAGCCCGCTACAGAGAGCGGGCACCTGTATCGTCGCAAAATAATGCCAAAGAGATATAAGGTTCTACAAATGTTCCCGTAAAGAACATAGCCTTAATCAAAACTTATGTAAACTTTTATCCGTAGTGCAGTAGACCTTCTTGTTTCTTAGAGCGTGGAGGATGTCTGCTGTTAAAGTTTTACTTTAGTAAGCCGATAAAAACACAGTTATGGTGAATCCCCCTGAGCGGCGGGGCGACCATTCAAATATATGTTCCTCGCGAACCATGTCGACTGGTATGTGGTTCACCGGGAGGCACCGGGCACCGTAACAACTGACCGCCACTGGCTCACCCGGACAGATTTCTAAGCTGTAGGTACGAGGTTCAACTCCCCGGTGGCGGACCATATATCCCGTGTAGATCCGCTGGTCACGCGGCGGCGGTGGCCCATCGTTACAGGGCAAATTTCAGGCAGAAAAAAACCGCCTAAGGGAAGGAAGGCGGGCAGTAAATACTGAACTTGAATAAGAAGTAATATGTCAACACTGGAGGTCTACACACTCAGCAGAATTGTGTAGCCTTCAACACCTTGCCTGATTTTCATGGTTAAGTTAAACAGATAAATCCTAAATTAGTAAACCATGTAAATTATCATGTTATGGTAATGATGTTGCGGTGAATCCCGTTAGCACGGGGCATAAATGGTTAACCTGCTTATCATGTGTGATGCGAGTCATTGTATAACCATTCAGTGGCTCACCGGGTAGCGTCGGCACTGCAACATCTACTCTACTCATTACTTAACTCAAGGCTACTTCGGTAGCCTTTTCTTTTCCACTCACCCGATACCCGGGTAAACAGTCTCCCGGACAGGGGGAGGTCATGAAAATGCACTTTGATCCCCATTCGTGGGACAGTTGGATCGAACTTTTTCAAAGCTGGTGGCGGGGAGACGTACCCATTGGCGGCGTTGTTATGGCAATCGTTGTTGCGTTTTTCCGCATGGTCTATAACGGCAGCAGCTGGAAAGAAACGCTGTTTGAAGGGTTGCTGTGTGGTTCCCTGACCCTGACGGCGGTTTCTGCGCTGGATTATTTTGATGTGCCGAAAAGTCTGACAATAGCCATTGGCGGCACTATCGGGTTTATCGGCGTGAAGAAAATCAGCACCATCATTTCAACGTATTTCAGTAACCGCTTTGGCGGTGGCAACCCCCCACAGGTTTAATCATGAATGAGTCACAATTTCAGCAGGCGGCTGGTATCAGCGCCAGGCTTTCTGCGCGCTGGTATCCACACATTGATGCGGCAATGAGCGAATTCGGTATTACTGCTCCACTGGATCAGGCAATGTTCATTGCTCAGGCGGGACATGAAAGCGCTGGTTTTACAAGGCTGGTGGAGAGCTTCAATTATTCGGTGGAGGCGCTGAAGAAGACGTTTGGTAAACGCCTGACGCCGTATCAGTGCGAAATGCTGGGGCGTATTGATGATCGCCAGGTTGCCCACCAGCCGCAAATAGCCAATCTGGTTTACGGTGGCCGCATGGGTAACAAAGACGCCGGAGATGGCTGGAAGTATCGCGGGCGTGGGCTTATCCAGATTACCGGGCTGGAGAATTACACCAGATGTGGCGTTGCCCTGAAACTGGATCTGGTGGCGAATCCGGGACAGCTTGAGCTGGAAAGTCATGCCGCCCGATCCGCAGCGTGGTTTTTTGTGACTAGAGGGTGTCTGAAATACTCCGGCGACCTGGTACGTGTTACGCAGATCATCAACGGAGGGCAGAACGGCATCGGTGACAGGCGAGAGCGCTTTGAAAAAGCAAAATCGGTGCTGGTATGACTCTGTTACCTGCTCTTCTGAAAAGATACTGGTTGCAGCTGGTCTTTATTTTGCTGATGGCTGGTACGTTTATCGCCGGTAATGTCTGGAGTGACAGGGGCTGGCAAAAAAAATGGGCAGAACGCGACAGCGCTGAATCCTCTCAGGAGGTCAACGCCCAGACCGCCGCCCGTATTATTGAACAGGGCCGCATTATTGCCCGTGATGAGGCTGTAAAAGATGCACAAGCACAAGCCGCTAAATCTGCTGCCACTGCTGCTGGCCTGTCTGCCACTGTTAGCCAGTTGCGCACCGAAGCAACAAAGCTTGCCGCCCGCCTGGACGCCGCAAAACACACCGCAGATCTTGCCGCTTCCGTCAGAAGCAAAACAACCGACGCCACCGCCGGAATGCTTGCCGACATGCTCGGAGATATTGCAGCAGAAGCTAAACGATATGCTGCAATCGCTGACGAACGCTACCAGGCAGGAGTGACGTGTGAGCGTATTTACGAGTCTGTGAGGCAGTCGAATAACAACAGGGTTACACGATGAACGTAGAAAACCTAAGTGAAGCGTATTACCTCAATAACGATATAAAAGAACTACAGCGTCAGAAAAGCATACTGGAAAGTGGTGATGGGCTTGGTGTGACAATCCAGTCTACCTACCAGGATAATGCCTTTCTCGATGCCATTCGCCCACATGCAGTGGCTGAACTTAATCGCCGGATTGAGGAAAAGAAAGCCGTGCTGGTTAGTTTTGGCATCTCATTCACTACTAAGCCATCAAACATCCAATGACTACCTGCGTGAATACTTGGAATGGCTTAGACTAAGATGTAATCTGTAACTTCTTGTTATGAAATGGAGGTTATGATGTCACTTGAAAAGGCTAAAAATCTAGAAGACTTGAAAGCTCGTGCGCAAAAGATAATTGCTGAAAGAAATGCGGTAGTTGAACAACAAAGACCTTTGGCTATAAAGTCCGCTCTCAAAGAGATCGCTGAATATTTTCTATCTCAAGACTTCACAGTAACTTATTCACCGACGCGCGCGCGCTCATTTACTGCGAAATACAATGAAATAGAAGTCATTGTAACGTCTACAGATGATAATGAGAGTTTTTTTGGAGCTGACTATGAGATATGTCTTGAGTATGGACAGAAAAAACTTGCAGCTCGATTATTAGTAAACAGAGGTACTGATATTAGGGGGCCAAACTCCGGTGATATTGATTCACAAATTGATGATTATAAAAATCGCTATTTACCAGAGATTGAAGCATTAAGCCTAAATGAACTTGACGGTACATACAAACTTTATTCTTTTGTTAAAGCCAATTCAGGTCATAGAGTTGAAAATTACACGGATGGAAAACAACTCGTAGAAAAATTATTTGAAGGTATTTAGTAAAGATTATTTAATCGAATATTAATTATAGCTAACTGATAAAGCCACTAACACATGTAGTGGCTTTTTTTATACGCATCGCATGCACCGCTCAAGGAGAGTCTTTCAGTAGTGAGACCGGTTCAACGTTTACTCCTAGTACTCCTAGCGGCTTTGCCGTGCGACAGACTCACGCCTGAAAGGAAATGAAAATTAACGACACTCACCCGAGGCTGATTGCCCGGAAGGGCAGATGTCAGTATTTGCTGGTACAACGCCCCAGTAGGATCCTGCAGGACCTGCGCATGCAGAAAGCAGAAGAATTGAAATTAATGCAAAATATTTCACGATACTGTTCCTTATTTATGAATTAATGATGCTCAAACCGATCTGTAACTGTTTGATTACACTTATATCATCAGATGGGGTTGGATGAAAACCATCAGTGAAGAAGGTACTCCTGGGGGAGAGCGCCGCCACGGGGCGGCAGCGGCGCGGGATTTGGCACATTTTTGGATTTTCATGGGGACACCACCATGTGTCATAACTTCATGTTTTTATTTGTTTAATTTCAATTTCACCTGTCCATTTGTGTTAAGCAAAGGACATCTGACCAGTATGTAATGCATTGTTTGCGCAAAGAAATGTGTATTTTCAGCTGGTGCGTTGAGGTGGGGAATGTCTGACATCAGCAATATCAGGGATGTTTACAACTGGAGCATCGCCAAAATTGCAGAGGCTTTCGCACTGGACAGAAAGGCCGTAAAACGCAAATTACTTGACGCCAACATTCCTGTAGCAAACACCATCCGGGGAAATCCTGTTTACAACCTGAGGGATGTTGGTCCCGCACTTTTTGGTTCGCCAGCTTCTGCCGACCCTGACGATATTCACGACCCCTCAAAAATGGAACCCAAAGACCGTAAAGACTGGTTTCAGTCAGAGAATGAGCGGGTAAAACTTGAGGTTTCCACCAGACAACTTGTCCACGGTGATGAGGTGAGGGAGCAGTTATCCTGCATTGTTAAAGCCGTTACCCAGGTGCTGGATACCTGGCCCGACAAGCTGGAACGCGACAAAGGATGGAATGTGGCACAAATCGATGAAGCCCAGAGTATGGTTGATGAGCTTCGCGACACTCTGGCCGATGAGGTTATCAATTATGAGAACGAATAATCCAGGTGCTGCATCTGTTGCTCAGATTCGTCGGGAGGTTGCGGAGTTGCTGCGTCCACCTCGCCGGATCCCCGTTGCTGATGCCGTCAGGCAGTTTATGCGTGTACCAAACGGCTCTAATACGTCAATGCCCTGGGAGTCAACGCTTACACCCTACATGCTTGAACCCATGAATGTGCTGGCAAAGCGAGAGTATGACGCGGTGATCTTCGCCGGACCAGCTCGAACAGGTAAAACTCTCGGGCTGATTGACGGGTGGATTGTTTACGGTATTGTCTGCGATCCGGCGGATATGCTGGTGGTTCAGATGACCGAAACCAAAGCGCGCGAGCACTCCAAAACCCGTCTGGCGCGTACATTTCGCCACAGCCCGGAAGTCAGAAAACGGCTCAGCCCGACGAGAAATGACAACAACGTCCACGACAAAATGTTTCGTGATGGTTCATTCCTGAAAATTGGCTGGCCGTCCATAACCGTTTTTTCTTCGTCGGATTACAAGCGGGTAGCGCTGACCGACTATGACCGTTTTCCTGAAGATATCGATGGCGAGGGGGATGGCTTTTCCCTGGCGTCCAAACGTACCACCACCTTTATGTCAGCGGGGATGACGCTGGCGGAAAGCTCGCCCGGTCGCGAAATCACCGATGTGAAATGGCGGCGTTCTTCGCCGCACGAGGCCCCGCCCACGACAGGCATTCTTTCTCTTTATAACCGGGGCGATCGCCGTCGGTGGTACTGGCCCTGTCCACACTGCGGCGACTGGTTCCAGCCCGCGATGGAAAACATGGTGGGGTATCGGGATAACCCGGACCTGATGGCCGCCAGCGAGGCTGCGCGTATTCAGTGCCCACATTGTCTGGCATTAATTCAGCCGGAACAGAAACGCGGGCTGAATAACCGCGGCGTCTGGCTGAAAGAGGGGCAGTTCATCAATAAAGATGGCGGGATAAGTGGGGAGGCACGGCGCTCACGTATCGCAAGTTTCTGGATGGAGGGACCGGCTGCGGCGTATCAGACGTGGCAGCAACTGGTCTATAAACTGCTGACCGCGGAAGAAGAATATGAGCGCACCGGCAGTGAAGAAACGCTGAAGGCCGTTATTAATACAGACTGGGGACTGCCTTACCTCCCGCGCATATCCCTCGATCAACGTAAAGCCGAAACGCTGATAGCCCGCGCAGAAAAACTTCCCCCACGGCGGGTGCCCGACGGTGTCCGTTTCCTTGTCGCTACTGTTGACGTTCAGGGCGGTAAAAAGCGCCGTTTCGTCGTGCAGGTGGTCGGTTATGGCAGTCATGGTGAGCGCTGGATTGTGGACCGTTTCAATATCACCCGGTCACTACGCTGTGATGAGAGCGGCGAGGCCCTGCAGATAAACCCCGGCGCGTATCCGGAAGACTGGCATTTACTGATTACGGATGTCCTCGAAAGGGCCTGGCCTCTGGTCGGGGATCCTGAGCAGGAAATGAGTGTGTTATGCATGGGGGTGGACTCCGGCGGGGAGGATGGCGTCACGGATAACGCGTATGCGTTCTGGCGCCACTGCCGGCGGGAAGGGCTTGCCGGTCGGGTGTATCTCTTTAAGGGGGACAGTACCGCGCGGTCAAAAATATTCTCCAAAAGCTATCCCAACAATACCGGGCGCAGTGACCGACAGGCCCGCGCCTGCGGCGAAGTTCCGCTCTATCTCCTGCAGACCAATGCACTTAAAGACCGGATCGCCTCCGCCCTCGACCGTAAAGAGCCGGGGGCAAACTACGTGCATATTCCTGACTGGCTGGGCGACTGGTTTTTTGAAGAACTGACCTACGAAGAGCGTGGCATGGATGGCAGGTGGACGAAGCCTGGTAAAGGCGCAAACGAGGCGCTGGATTTACTCTGCTATGCCCATGCCCTGGTAATGATCCGCGGCTATGAACGTATCAACTGGGATAATCCGCCGCCCTGGGCGCGCCTGCCTGAGCCTGCACAATCCAGCCGCAACACATCAGCAGCAGTAGACCCTGAACCTGTGACGGATGAGAGTGAAAATCACGAAATGACAGAACAACACAACCCGGCAGTGCCGTTTGGCGGCGTGTCCGGCGGAGGCTGGTTATGACCCGGGAACAGTTACTGCAACTTCAGCAGGCTTATTTTGACGCGGAACTTGCCGTGCTTCAGGGGAAATCCATCACCCTGAACGGACAGTCAATGACGATGGAAAGCCTCGGGGATATTCGCCGGGGGCGTAAGGAGATAGAGGATCGCCTGCGGCTGATGGACTGCGATCGACAACTCCATTCACTGGCGAGGTTCACATGAATTTTCTGGATAAAGCGATTGGCGTGCTGGCTCCGGGGTGGGGCGCGTCCCGTCTGCGTTCCAGGATGGCTATCCGGGCGTATGAAGCCATCACACCCACGCGTACCCACAGGGTGAAGCGTGAAAACCGCAGCGGGGACCAGCTTATCCAGCTGGCCGGAAAGTCGCTGCGGGAGCAGGCCCGGTGGTTTGACAACAACCACGACCTGGTGATTGGCGCGCTGGACAAAATGGAAGAGCGCATCATTGGCGCGAAGGGGATCATCGTGGAACCCCAGCCCCTGACGGGGGCCGGTACGCTGAATTCTGTGCTGGCAGAAAAAATCCGCCGGTGCTGGGCGGAATGGTCGGTTTCGCCGGAGGTGACCGGGCAGTACACCCGTCCCGTTCTGGAAAGGCTGATGCTGCGCACCTGGCTGCGTGACGGAGAGGTGTTCACTCAGGTGCTGACCGGAAAAATCAGCGGGCTGTCTCCTGTGGCGGGGGTGCCTTTCTGGCTTGAGGCGCTGGAGCCGGACTATATCCCGCTGGAGAAGACCGACAACAGCAGCAACCTGGTACAGGGGATTTACTTCAACGAGTGGCGGCGTCCGGTGAAATATCTGGTCTGCCAGTCCTGGCCTGGGGCGGGCGCTGCGGCAGTCGCCGTTAAAGAGGTGACTGCGGAAAATATGCTGCATCTGCGCTTTACCCGCCGTCTTAATCAGGCGCGCGGCGCTTCTCTTCTTGCCCCCGTCATCATTCGTCTGATGGACCTGAAAGAGTACGAGGACAGCGAGCGCATCGCGGCGCGGATTGCCGCGTCTCTCGGCATGTTCATCAAAAAGCAGGATGTCGGCACCGACGGCTATGTGGCGCCGGAGAAACGTAAAGAGACACAAATCCAGCCCGGCATGTTGTTTGACGGTCTGAATCCCGGGGAGGATATCGGGATGATCAAATCAGACCGCCCGAATGCGGGTCTGGAATCTTTCCGGATGGGGCAGCTTCGTGCGGTGGCCGCCGGACTGCGCGGCAGCTTCTCTTCCATTGCCAGAAACTATGACGGCACCTACAGCGCTCAGCGTCAGGAGCTGGTGGAGGCGCAGGAGGGGTACAGCATCCTTCAGGACAGCTTTATTGCTGCCTTTACCCGTCCTCTCTACCGGCGCTGGCTGGCTGCTGCGGTGGCTTCCGGTGCCATTGAGGTACCTGCCGGCACGGATATGTCATCGCTGTTTAATGCGGTGTATTCCGGGCCTGTCATGCCGTGGATTGACCCGCTCAAAGAGGCTAACGCCTGGCGGGTGCTGATACGTGGCGGGGCCGCAACAGAAGGTGACTGGGTGAGGGCCAGAGGGGGCGCACCTGCCGACGTGAAACGCCGCCGCAAGGCGGAAACTGATGAAAACCGTAAGCTGGGGCTGGTGTTTGACACCGATCCGGCGCATGAAACCGGAGAACGATCCGATGTTAAAGAGGAAAAAAAGGACCCTGAACAGTCCACCCAGGGCGATGGCAGCCGCGCGCGGGAAGAACGAAAGCGGCGCTGAATCCTGGTACACCATCCGCGCGGCGGCGAATAACGCGGCCGATATCAGTATTTACGATGAAATTGGTGGCTGGGGAATTTCGGCGCACTGGTTTGCCGAAGAGCTGGTGGCCCTGGGGAGTATCACGCAGATCAACCTGCATATTCATTCCCCGGGTGGCAGTATTTTCGACGGGCTGGCCATTTACAATCTGCTGAAAAATCACCCGGCGAGAAAAGTGGTGTATGTGGACGGTGTGGCCTGTTCGATGGCGTCGGTCATCGCGATGGTGGGCGACCCCGTCATCATGCCGGAAAACGCGATGATGATGATCCACCGCCCACGCGGTATTGCCGGTGGTGAGTCCTCTGATATCCGCGACTATGCCGATCTGCTCGACAAGATGGAAAGCGTCATCATCCCGATTTACGCCGAAAAAACGGGGAAGTCACCGGACGATATTGCCGCGCTGCTCGCCAGTGAGACCTGGATGAGTGGTGCCGAGTGTGTCCGGGAAGGCTTTGCCGACAAAGTTATTCAGCCCGTCCGGGCAATGGCTCAGCTGTATTCAAAACGACTTGAGGAATTTGAACATATGCCACAGAACGTCAAAAACATGATTATTGCCCCCCAGGGTAACGCCGGGACACTGACGCAGCCGGAGCCGCAGGCCATCGTGACCCCGCCGCCGGTGGCGGTCACCACACCGTCGCCACAACCTGCTACCACTGCTCCGGGGACGGATGAAATCACCCTGCGCGCCCGTTTTCAGGAAGAGCAGCGACAGCGTATCAGCGGGATCCAGAATGTGTTTGGTATGTTCGGTAACCGCCACGGCGAGCTGATGGCGCAGTGCATTGCGGATGTGGACTGCAATGTGGACGCGGCGAAAGACAAACTACTGGAGGCACTGGGCAGGGGGGTGACACCCACCAATACGCTGGGCGGGACGCAGAACACACATAATCCGATGCTCTCCCATATCTATGCGGGCAACGGTAACTTTGCCGGGGACGGCATCCGGGCTTCCCTGATGGCACGGGCGGGGTTTGAAAGCAGCCAGGCCGATAACCCGTATAACGCCATGACCATGCGGGAACTGGCGCGTATGTCACTGACCGAACGTGGCGTGGGTGTCTCGACACTCAATCCGATGCAGATGGTCGGGATGGCGTTCACGCACAGCACCTCAGATTTCGGCAATATTCTGCTGGATGTGGCGAACAAGGCCATTCTTCAGGGCTGGGAGGAAGCCCCGGAAACCTACGAACAGTGGACGCGCAAAGGCCAGCTTTCTGACTTTAAAACGGCACACCGTGTGGGTATGGGGGGCTTTAATGCCCTGCGTCAGGTGCGCGAAGGGGCGGAATATAAGTACGTCACCACCGGGGACAAACAGGCCACCATTGCTCTGGCAACCTACGGGGAACTGTTCAGCATCACCCGTCAGGCCATCATTAACGACGATCTGAACATGCTGACCGATGTCCCGATGAAGCTGGGGCGGGCAGCGAAGTCCACCATTGCCGATCTGGTTTATGCCATTCTGACCGCCAACCCGAAAATGTCCACGGACAACGTGAACCTGTTCGACAAGGCGAAACACGCGAACGTACTGGAAGGGGCGCTGATGGATGTGGCATCACTGGATAAAGCCCGCCAGCTGATGCGCACCCAGAAAGAAGGTGAGCGTCACCTGAATATTCGTCCGGCATTCGTGCTGGTGCCGACAGCACTGGAGTCCGTCACTAACCAGGTGATCAGATCCACGAGTGTGAAAGGCGCGGACATTAACGCCGGCATTATTAACCCGGTGAAAGATTTTGCGACCGTCATCGCCGAGCCGCGTCTGGACGATAACAGCCAGTCCACCTTTTATCTGGCTGCCGCCAAAGGCACTGACACGATTGAAGTGGCTTATCTCAATGGTGTGGATACACCGTATATCGATCAGCAGGACGGTTTCAGCGTCGACGGCGTGACCACCAAAGTGCGTATCGATGCCGGGGTGGCGCCGGTCGATCACCGCGGTCTGGTGAAGTGTTCCGCGTAACCACCCAAAATAACCATCCGAGTGGCCCGTCAGGGCTTTTTTTACGCCTGAAATCCGGGCATTCGTGACCGGACCGGAGAAAATCATTATGGCAAAGAATTATGTACAGGCGGGCACCACGCTCGCCATTACGGCCACCGCTGCGGTAAAGAGTGGCGATCTGGTGCAGGCCGGCGATGTGTTCGTCGTCGCTGTCACCGATATTGCGGCAGGCGCCACCGGGGACGGCATCGCCCACGGCGTTTTCCTGGTCCCCAAACTGGCCACCGACGTGATGGCGGCGGGGAAAAAAGTGTATCTGAAAGACGGTAAGGTGCAGCTGGATGCGACGGGCGGACTGCCACTGGTGGGCGTGACCTGGGCGCCGGCGGCAAAAGGGGATGAGATTGTGCCGGTGCGGCTTAATGGCTAATCCCTTTGATCGCCTGAGCACCAGGATGGACGAGGTGACGGCTGCCCGCTTCGGGCGGCCTGTCCTGATTGACGGGGCGGAGTATGTCGCTGCGGAGGCCACATTTCCGGCTGAACTGGGTGCGCTTTCCGGGGAGGGGACACACCTGATTGTGTTCAGCCCGCAGTACAGGCCCGCCAGAAAGCAGGCCGTGCTCTGGCAGGGGCAGGATTTTACCGTCACCCGCTGGCAGCGCGTCAACGGAAAATACCAGATTTCACTGGAGTGAATCATGTCTCTGAAGGGGCTGGAGAATGCCATTCGTAACCTGAACAGCCTGGACAGCCGTATGGTGCCGCAGGCCAGCGCCTGGGCAGTCAACCGCGTGGCGGCCTCGGCGGTGTCCGCCGCCACGCACCGCGTGGCGAAAGAGGTCGTGGCAGGTGATAACCAGAAGAAAGGGATCCCTTTCCGGCTGGTGAAACAGCGCGTCAGACTCTGGAAAGCGAGTGCGACAGGGAAAAACTATGCCCGTATCCGGGTGAACCGCGGCAACCTGCCCGCCATCAAACTTGGTACTGCCCAGGTCAGGCTGTCCCGGCGCGGCGGAAAGCTCCTGCGCCGTGGCAGCGTGCTGAAAATCGGCCCGTATCTGTTCCGGGATGCCTTTATTCAGCAACTGGCTAACGGGCGCTGGCATGTTATGCGACGCGTGAACGGCAAAAACCGCTACCCGATTGATGTCGTCAAAATCCCGCTGGTCACCCCACTGACGCAGGCGTTTGAAACAGAGAAAAAACGCATGCTGGAGCAGGAGATGCCTAAACAACTGGTGTATGCGCTGAAACAACAACTGAGGTTGTATCTCACCCGATGAACAAACATACCCAAATCCGCCAGGCGATTCTGGCAGACCTGGAATCCCTGGCAGGTGAGACCGTCACGCTGTTCGATGGTCTGCCGGCATTTATTGAACCTGAAGACCTGCCAGCGCTGGCCGTCTGGCTGACCGATGCCCAGTATACCGGCGTCATGACCGATGAGAATGACTGGCAGGCAGTGCTCCATGTGGCGGTATTTCTGAAGGCACAGGCGCCGGATGCGGAGCTTGATACGTGGATGGAAGAAAAAATCTTTCCTGCGCTGGAAGAGGTCAATGGTCTGGAGCGCCTTATCGATACGATGACGCCGCTGGGTTATGACTACCAGCGTGACAGCGAAATGGCAACGTGGGGGATGGCAGAAATTACTTACCGGATCACCTATATCAACTGAGGAGGATATGATGGGAACACCAAACCCGCTGGTAAAAACGAAAGGCGCCGGAACCACATTCTGGCTGTATACCGGCAGCGGCGATGCGTTTAAAAATCCACTGGCTGACGATGACTGGCTGCGACTGGCAGGTATTAAGGATCTGCAGCCCGGAGAAATGAGTGCAGATGCGGAAGACGATGACTATCTTGATGATGAAAATGCCGACTGGAAAAGCACTACGCAGGGGCAGAAAAGCGTCGGTGACACCACGGCCACGCTGGCCTGGAAACCCGGTGAGACCGGACAGAAAAAACTGGTTGAGCTGTTTGACACCGGCGAAGTTCGCGCCTTCCGTATCAGGTATCCTAACGGGACGGTTGATGTGTTCCGCGGCTGGCTGAGTTCACTGGGTAAAACCGTGACGTCCAAAGAGGTGATGACACGCAGCGTAAAAATCACCGGCGTCGGGCGTCCTTCTCTTGCGGAGGAGGATACACCTGACGTAGTCAGCGTATCCGGCGTGACCGTTGCGCCGGCCAGTGCCACGGTGGCTGCCGGAGCCACCACCACGCTGACATTTACGGTAAAACCTGATAACGCGTCAGATAAAACGCTGCAGGTTGCGACCGCCGATCCGCTGATCGCCACCGTCACGCTGAAGGATAATGTGGCCACGGTTAAAGGCGTGAAGGCGGGCAGCGTGAATATTGTTGGCATCAGCAGTGACGGCAGTCTTGTCGCGGTGGCAGCAGTGACAGTGACGGCGTCATAACCCTCTCTTATCAGTCCGCCCCGGTTCCGGGGCTTCTATGGAAAATCATCATGTTTCTCAATACAGACACCTTTAACTACGGTGGGCATTCCATCGTGCTCAGTGAGCTTTCTGCCCTGCAACGTGTGGATTATCTGAAGTTTATTCAGCAGCGGACGGCAGACTATGACGCACAGCCTGAAACCCTGACGGAAGCAGAGCGTCAGACAGAATTTATGCAGATGGGGGTGGATATTAATGCATGGCTGGTATCCCGCTCCCTGTGTGAGAGCAAAAAAGAGGAGGAGGCCCGCGCCCTGTATGAGTCCGTCAGACTGGAATGGTCTTATGAGGCGCTGGGACGTGGCGCTGATATGGTTCTTTCCCTGAGTGGTATGCGTCTTCCGGCATCGCAGGAAGACGACAGCGGGAGTGAAAAGGACACGACCACGCCGGAAAAGTCCTGAACCGGGAGCTGGCGTTTGTGATGCGGCTCGCGCGTGAGTTCCGGCGACCAGACTGGCGGCAGATGCTGGCGGAAATGAGTGCGACAGAGCTGGGTGAGTGGGCGGAGCATTTCGGGAAGAACAGCTTCAGTGACATGTTGCTGGATGCGGAGTTTGCAACGCTGAAATCGCTGATTTCCGGACTGGTTACAGGCACGCATCACGATGCAGAAATGTTCAGCCTGATCACTGATCCTGAGTCGTTGCACGAAAAAACGGATGATGAACTGATGATCCTGGGCGAAGGTATTACCGGAGGTGTCCGCTATGGACCAGATAGCGAACCTGGTCATTGATTTAAGTATCGACAGCGCAGAGTTCCGAAACGAAGTTCCGCGCATTAAAAAATTGCTGAACGATGCGGCTGGTGACTCAGAACGTTCAGCGGCCCGGATGCAGCGTTTTCTGGATAAGCAGACGGAGGCGACGCGCCGGACGTCCGCCGGTCTGGAGCAGGTGACTGCCAGCAGTACCGCGTACAGTTCCGCTGTGGAGAAAAGCGCAGCGGCCAGTACGCGTCTGGCGGCGGATGTGGATCAGACGCGACAGCGGGTGGAGGCACTGGGAAGGAAACTGCGTGAGGAACAGGCGCAGTCAGCGGCTGTGGCGGCAGCACAGGACAGGACAAGTGCTGCTTTTTACCGCCAGATTGACAGTGTAAAACAGTTAAGCGGTGGTCTGCAGGAGCTGCAGCGTATCCAGGCGCAGGTACGACAGGCGAAAGGACGCGGAGATATCTCACAGGGCGATTATCTGGCGCTGGTGTCTGAAACCGCCAGGAAGACCCGTGAGCTTACCGATGCCGAAGCGCTGGCCACGCAGAAAAAAGCACAGTTTATACGCCGCCTGAAAGAGCAGACGACGGTACAGGGCCTCTCCCGTACTGAGCTGCTGCGGGTGAAGGCGGCTGAACTGGGTGTCAGCAGCGCCGCAGATATTTATATCCGTAAACTGGAGCGTACCGGAACTGCCACCCATACGCTAGGACTGAAAAGCGCCGCTGCCCGTCGTGAACTGGGCGTGCTGGCTGGTGAGCTGGCCCGTGGGAATTTCGGGGCACTGCGGGGAAGTGGTATCACGCTCGCTAACCGCGCCGGGTGGATCGAGCAACTGATGTCTCCGAAGGGCATGATGCTCGGCGGGCTGGCTGGCGGCGTGGCTGCTGCTGTTTACGGGCTGGGTAAGGCCTACTATGAAGGAGCTAAAGAAAGCGAGGCGTTCAATAAACAGCTTATTCTGACCGGGAGTTATGCCGGAAAAACCACAGGCCAGCTTAATGCGATGGCGAAGTCGCTCGCCGGAAATGGCGTCACGCAGCACGACGCTGCAGGCGTGCTGGCACAGGTGGTCGGTAGCGGAGCGTTTACCGGGCAGGCAGTGGCAATGGTATCCCGTACCGCGACCAGAATGCAGGAAAACGTTGGACAATCAGTGGATGAAACCATCCGCCAGTTTAAACGCCTGCGGGATGATCCGGTGAATGCGGCGAAAGAACTGGACAGGACACTGCATTTTCTGACCGCCACCCAGCTTGAACAAATCAGGGTACTGGGCGAGCAGGGAAGAGTGGCTGATGCCGCGAAAATTGCCATGTCCGCGTATTCGGAAGAAATGAATAAGCGGATGGGGGACGTACACGACAATCTGGGCTGGATTGAAAGAGCATGGAATGCTGTCGGTGATGCGGCGAAGTGGGCATGGGATCGGATGCTGGATATCGGGCGGGAAGACACGCTCGATGAAAAGATCGCGACACTGCAGGAAAAAATCGCGCGCGGCAGAAAAACGCCCTGGACGGTGTCTTCCTCCCAGACTGAATACGATCAGCAGCAGCTGAACGAACTTCAGGAACAGAAACGCCAGAAGGACCTGCTGGATGCGAAGGCGCAGGCAGAGCGTAATTATCAGGAAACGCAGAAACGTCGGAACGAGCAGAACGCCGCGCTGAACCGGGATAATGAAACTGAATCCCTGCGGCACCAACGGGAGGTGGCGCGCATTACCGCCATGCAGTATGCCGATGCTGCTGTACGCAATGCCGCACTGGAGCGTGAAAATGAACGTCATAAAAAGGCGTTGTCACAACAGGCGAAAAAGCCAAAGACTTACCACAACGACGAGGCCAGGCGACTGCTTTTGCAGTACAGCCAGCAACAGGCGCAGACTGAAGGGCAGCTTGCCGCCGCGAAGCTTTCCACGACCGAAAAAATGACGGAAGCGCATAAGCAGCTTTTGTCATTTCAGCAGCGCATCGCTGATTTGTCCGGTAAAAAACTGACGGCGGATGAACAAAGCGTACTGGCACATAAGGATGAAATCGCGCTTGCGCTACAGAAGCTGGATATCTCACAACAGGATTTGCAACACCAGAATGCCCTTAATGAACTGAAGAAAAAGACGCTCACATTGACCAGCCAGCTCGCTGACGAAGAATCCCGCGTCAGGCAACAGCACGCAATGGCGCTGGCCACAATGGGTATGGGCGATCAGCAACGTGGCCGATACGAAGAGCGTCTGAAAATTCAGCAGCACTACCAGGAACAACTGGAGCAGCTTAAACGCGACAGCAAGGCAAAAGGGACATACGGTTCTGACGAATATCGTCAGGCGGAGCAGGCGCTGAAGGGCAGTCTCGATCGCCGGCTGGCTGAGTGGGCGGATTACAATGCGAAAGTTGACGCTGCGCAGGGAGACTGGACGCTGGGGGCGTCGCGGGCGCTGGATAACTTTCTGGCGCAGGGCGGCAATGTGGCAGGCATGACGGAGAACGTTTTCACAAACGCATTTAACGGCATGGCGGACAGTATCGCGAATTTTGCCGTGACCGGAAAGGGCAGTTTCCGGAGCCTGACGGTCTCCATCCTGGCTGACCTTGCAAAAATGGAGGCACGTATTGCGGCTTCTAAACTGTTGGGTTCAGTGCTGGCAATGTTCGGCTTTGGCACATCGGCAGGCGGCAGTACACCATCAGGGGCATACAGTTCTGCGGCGCTGTCGGTTATTCCGAATGCGGACGGCGGCGTGTACCGTTCGGCAGGACTCAGCCAGTACAGCGGCAGCATTGTTAATCGCCCGACATTTTTTGCTTTTGCCAAAGGTGCCGGGGTGATGGGCGAGGCAGGACCGGAGGCAATATTACCACTTCGTCGTGGTGCTGACGGTAAGCTGGGTGTCGTGGCAGCCGGTTCAGGAGGGATGGCGATGTTTGCGCCTGAGTACAACATTGAAATCCACAACGACGCCGGCAACGGACAGATTGGTCCGCAGGCATTACAGGCCGTATATAACATTGGAAAAAAAGCCGCCATTGATTTCTGGCAACAGCAGTCGCGTGACGGGGGTATTGCCGGAGGAGGGCGATAACAATGGAAACATTTAACTGGAAGATCCGCCCTGATATGACAGTGGAATCAGAACCAAAAGTCACCTCCATAAAACTGGGTGACGGGTATGAACAACGGCGTCCAGCCGGGCTGAACAACCATCTGGCGAAGTATAACGTAACGGTCCGGATTCGTAAGGGAGAACATCAGAACCTTGAGGCATTTTTATCCCGCCACGGTGGAGTGAAATCCTTTCTCTGGACGCCGCCTTATACCTGGACACAAATTCGGGTGATTTGCCGCAAATGGTCGATTAACGTTGGCTCTCTTTGGGTGACTGTGACCACGACTTTTGAACAGGTTGTTATCTGAGGAGGAGTGATGCAGGACATTTCGCAGGATACGCTGAACGAATCCGCTAAACTGGCGCAGTCCGCCAGGATCACTTTGTGGGAAATCGATCTGACACAGTCTGGCGGTGATCGTTATTTTTTTTGTAACGAGGCAAATGAAAAGGGGGAGGCGGTTACCTGGCAGGGACGGAAATATGACGTTTATCCTGTAGACGGTTGCGGATTTGAAATGAACGGCAAAGGCGCAGCTGCGCGCCCGTCACTGAAGGTATCCAATCTTTACGGTACGGTGACCGGAATGGTGGAGGATTTGCATAGCCTGGTTGGGGCGACGGTCATCCGCAGGATAGTATATGCCCGGTTTCTCGATGCCGTGAATTTTCAAAACGGCAACCAGGAGGCTGACCCGGAGCAGGAATCCGTAAGCCGATGGGTGATCGAGCAGTGCAGTGATCTGACGGCGGTAAGTGCGACATTTGTCCTGGCAACACCGACTGAAACGGACGGATGTGTCTTCCCCGGGCGAATTATGCTGGCCAATACCTGTACATGGATATACCGCTCTGACGAATGCGGTTATACGGGACCAGCTGTCGCAGATGAATTTGATAACCCTACCGCCGATCCGGCAAAAGATGCCTGCAGCCGCTGCGCCCGGGGATGCGCCCTGCGTAACAATACCGGAAACTTTGGCGGTTTCCTCTCCATTAATAAACTTTCACAGTAAATCATCATGAAAGAACAGGATATTCTGGCGCACGCCCGACGGTGTGCGCCTGCGGAGTCGTGCGGCTTCGTGGTGAGAACACAGGCGGGAGAACGGTATCTCCCCTGTGTGAATATTTCTGCCGCGCCGGAGGATTATTTCCGTATGGCGCCGGAGGACTGGCTGAGGGCTGAAACGCAGGGGGATATTGTGACGCTGGTTCACAGCCATCCTGGCGGCCAGCCGTATCTGAGCGATGTGGACCGCAGGCTGCAGGTTCAAAGCGACCTGCCGTGGTGGCTGGTATGCGCCGGCCAGGTACATAAATTCCGCTGTGTGCCACACCTGACCGGACGGCATTTTAAACATGGGGTTTTTGACTGTTACACGCTGTTCCGTGATGCCTATCATCTGGCGGGGATTGATATGCCGGATTTTCACCGGGACGACGACTGGTGGCGGCATGGTGACAATCTCTATCTGGATAATCTGGAGACGACGGGGTTTTACCGTGTCAGCGCAGCCAGTGCGCAGCCCGGCGACGTGTTGATTTGCTGCTTTGGCTCCTCCGTTCCGAACCACGCAGCGATTTACTGCGGCGACGGAGAGCTGCTGCACCATATTCCTGAACAACTGAGTAAACGTGAGAGGTATACCGACAAATGGCAACGACGCACGCACTCCATCTGGCGACACCGGGCATGGCGCGCATCTGCCTTTACGGGGATCTGCAACGATTTTGCCGCCGCGTCAGCCTGCAGGTAGCCAGTGGTGCTGAAGCTGTCCGGGCACTGGCGGTACAGTTGCCCGGTCTCCGGCAGAAACTGAACGACGGCTGGTATCAGGTACGCATAGCCGGAGACGATGTTACGGCTGATACCCTGACAACCAGCCTGCATGACCCGCTGCCGCCTGGCGCGGTGATTCATATTGTGCCGCGTCTGGCCGGGGCCAAATCTGGCGGGGTGTTTCAGGCGGTGCTTGGTGCGGCGCTGATTGCCGTTGCCTGGTGGAACCCGGCAGGCTGGCTGGGAGCGGCGGCGGTATCCGGTATGTATATGACCGGGGCGTCGATGGTTCTGGGCGGTGTGGCGCAGATGCTGGCACCAAAACCTAAAATGTCCGAAATGAGGCAGACCGATAACGGCAGGCAGAACACGTATTTCTCGTCGCTGGATAATATGGTTGCCAACGGTAACACGTTGCCGGTGCTGTACGGCGAGATGCAGGTGGGGTCACGCGTGATTTCCCAGGAAGTCAGTACCGCTGATGAAGGAGATGGTGGTCAGGTTGTGGTGATTGGCCGCTGACAACAGAACAGATTCAGACAGAACCGCCTCCGGGCGGTTTTGTCGTTTTACGGGGTAATAAATGGGAAAGGGCGGCGGAAAAGGGCATACGCCCCGCGAGGCACCGGATAACCTTAAATCCACGCAGCTGCTGAGCGTCATCGATGCCATCAGCGAGGGACCGATAGAAGGCCCGGTGAACGGTCTGCAAAGTGTTCTGGTAAACCAGACGCCGGTGGTGGACCGCGACGGTAACACGAATATCCACGGCGTGAAGGTGGTATACCGCGTCGGTGAGCAGGAACAGACCCCGCTGGAGGGATTTGAATCGTCCGGCGCCGAGACGGTGCTTGGTGTACAGGTCAAATACGACAATCCGGTGACCAAAACCATCACGGCTGCAAATATTGACCGCCTGCGTTTTACGTTCGGCGTGCAGTCACTGGTGGAGGCCAACAGCAAGGGCGACCGCAATCCGACATCGGTCAGGCTGCAAATCCATCTTGAGCGCTATGGTCAGTGGGTGGTGGAAAAAGAAATTACGATTACCGGGAAAACAACCACACAGTATCTGGCCTCGGTGATAGTGGATAATCTCCCTCCCCGGCCATTCGGTATCCGGATGGTACGTGTGACGGCAGACAGTACCACTGACCAGTTACAGAACAACACGGTCTGGTCGTCGTATACCGAGATTATTGATGTCCGGCAGCGCTATCCCAACACCGCCGTAATTGGCCTGCAGGTGGCGTCTGAGCAGTTCGGCAGCCAGCAGGTGACGCGAAATTACCATTTTTTCGGGCGGATTATTCAGGTGCCGTCGAATTATGATCCGGTAGCGCGAACCTACAGCGGCATCTGGGACGGCACGTTCAAGCCTGCATACAGCAATAATCCGGCGTGGTGTCTCTGGGATATGCTGACTCATCCCCGTTATGGCATGGGACAGCGAATCGGCGCGGCGGACGTGGACAGGTGGGCGCTGTATGCAATAGGCCAGTACTGCGACCAGATGGTCCCTGACGGATTCGGCGGGACAGAGCCGCGTATGACCTTTAATGCGTATCTGGCACAGCAGCGTAAGGCGTGGGATGTGCTGACCGACTTCTGCTCCGCCATGCGTTGTATGCCGGTGTGGAACGGGCAGAGGCTGACCTTCGTGCAGGACAGGCCCTCGGATACAGTCTGGACCTATACCCGCAGCAATGTGGTAATGCCGGATGAGGGTACACCGTTCCGTTACAGCTTCAGTACGCGGAAGGACCGCCATAATGCGGTAGAGGTGAACTGGATCGACCCTGATAATGGCTGGCAGACATCCACGGAACTGGTGGAAGACACGGTCGCCATCAGTCACTACGGACGCAATCTGGTAAAAATGGATGCGTTTGGCTGTACCAGTCGCGGGCAGGCACACCGCGCCGGGCTGTGGCTGATAAAAACGGAGCTGCTGGAAACTCAGACGGTTGATTTTAGTGTGGGGGCGGAGGGGCTGCGCCACGTTCCCGGTGATGTGATTGAGGTTTGCGACGAGGATTATGCCGGCATCAGCCTGGGCGGGCGGATTCTGTCCGTTGACCGCGCCCGCCGCATTCTGACCCTTGACAGGGAGATTACCCTGCCGTCGTCCGGCACCACGCTGATAAGCCTGGTGGATGGCGAAGGCTTGCCGGTCAGCGTGGACGTGCAGTCTGTTACCGACGGTGTGCAGGTTCAGGTCAGCCGGATACCGGACGGCGTGGCGGAATACAGCGTCTGGGGGCTGAAACTGCCGTCGCTGCGCCAGCGTCTCTTCCGGTGTGTGGCTGTCCGGGAAAACGACGACGGAACGTATGCCATCACCGCCGTACAGCATGTGCCGGAAAAAGAGTCCATCGTGGACAACGGGGCATCATTCGATCCGCAACCCGGAACGATTCACGGCACCGTTCCCCCGGCGATACAACATCTGACCACAGAAATTCTGGCGGAGGAGGGACAGTATCAGGTACTGGCGCGCTGGGACACACCGCGAGTCGTTAAGGGCGTCTCGTTTTCTTTGCGCCTGAACGTGGCGGCGGAAGATGGCAGTGACCGGCTGGTAAGCAGCGCAGGAACGCCGGATACGCAGTACCGGTTCCGGGGGCTGACGCCGGGGCGCTATACCCTGTCCGTCAGGGCGGTGAACAGCCAGGGACAACAGGGATACCCGGCCAGCATACAGTTCAGCATCTCCGCGCCGGCGGCACCATCATTTATCGAACTCACCCCTGGCTATTTCCAGATTACAGCCACACCGCGTCAGGCGGTATACGACCCGACGGTGCAGTATGAGTTCTGGTTTTCAGACGCGCAGATTACGGATATCCATCAGGTGGAAAACGCCGCACGATATCTGGGAACGGCGCTGTACTGGATAGCGGCCAGTGTGAATATCAGGCCCGGCAGGGATTACTATTTTTATATCCGGGCGGTAAATCAGGTCGGTAAATCCGCATTCGTGGAGGCGACCGGGCAGGCCAGCAACGATGCCGCAGGCTATCTGGATTTTTTCAAAGGGCAGATAACTGAAAGTCACCTGGGTAAGGAACTGCTGGAGAAGGTGGAACTGACGGAGGATAACGCCAGCAAACTGCAGCAGTTTTCGAAGGAGTGGCAGGATGCTAACGATAAATGGAACGCCATGTGGGGCGTCAAAATAGAGCAGACCAAAGACGGCAAATATTATGTGGCCGGACTTGGACTGAGCATGGAAGACACGCCTGACGGGAAGATAAGCCAGTTCCTGGTGGCGGCGGATCGCATTGCTTATATTAACCCGGCAAACGGAAACGAGACGCCCGGATTCGTCATGCAGGGCGACCAGATAATCATGAATGAGGCGTTCCTGAAATATCTGAGCGCGCCGACCATTACCAGTGGCGGGAATCCTCCAGCATTTTCCCTGACGCCGGATGGAAAGCTGACTGCGAAAAATGCGGATATCAGCGGGCATATCAACGCTGTATCTGGCTCGTTTACGGGAGAAATCAATGCCACCTCCGGTAAGTTTTCTGGCGTGATAGAAGCAAGAGAGTTTGTCGGTGATATCTGCGGCTCAAAAGTCATGCAGGGCGTGAACATCAGGGCGACGAACGACGAACGCAGCACCTCAACACGGTATACCGACAGCGCCACCTATCAGATAGGGAAAACCATCACGGTGATGGCTAACTGTGAGCGTAACGGTGGCACCGGTGCCATCACCGTCACGATAAATATTAACGGCCAGGTGAAAACGGCGGAGGTTATCCCGTATACCGCAGGGCTTCCGGCCATGTATCAGACCGTTGTCTTTTCGGTCTACACCACTTCACCTGTCGTGGATATCAGCGTTTCTCTGAGGGTTCGTGGGCAGTACACCACGTCTGCTTCCGTCTGGCCGCTGGTGATGGTTTCCCGGTCGGGGAGTAACTTCACAAACTGACCGGATTTTCGGTCCCTTTCGTTTAACGAGGAACAGATATGACTATGTCGCGCGTAATTTCTCTGGCGGCAGGGCTTTCCCTGTCCGTTTTATTTTCCACTGCTGCCGTTGCCGATAACGGAAGAGGAAGCGGCAACAGCAATATTGAAAACCAGACCCGGATTTATACCGGCACCGACCGTGGGCAGAAACAGCACCGCGAGGCAAAGGGAAAAACAATCACGCGGAGCGTCCAGTGTTCTCTGCCGGCATATTTACGTGACCCGGATAATCAGTGCTGAGATGTGAATGAATCTGAAGCCTGCCTGCGGGCGGGCTTTTTTATGGAGGTAATATGCCAGTACTTATTTCCGGCGTACTGAAAGATGCCACGGGAACGCCGGTACAGAACTGCACCATTCAGCTGAAGGCCTGCCGGACCAGTACGACGGTGGTCGTGAATACGGTGGCATCGGAAAATCCGGATGACGCCGGGCGCTACAGCATGGATGTGGAGCAGGGGCAGTACACTGTCACGCTCCTGGTGGAAGGGTATCCCCCGTCACATGCCGGAGTTATTACGGTTTACGATGATTCAAAGCCGGGCACCCTGAATGATTTTCTGGGGGCCATGACGGAAGACGACGTCCGCCCGGAGGCGCTGCGGCGTTTTGAGGCGATGGTGGAAGAAGTTGCCCGCCAGGCATCGGAGGCATCGCGGAATGCCACCTCCGCAGGGCAGGCATCTGAACAGGCGCAGACATCAGCAGGTCAGGCAGCGGAAAGCGCCACGGCAGCAGTGAATGCAGCCGGAGCGGCAGAAGCATCAGCCACACAGGCAGCCTCATCCGCAGCATCTGCGGAGAGCAGCGCAGGTACGGCGACCACAAAAGCCGGGGAGGCATCAGCCAGCGCGGCGTCGGCTGACACAGCCAGAACGGCAGCAGCCGCATCGGCAGCCGCAGCGAAAACATCTGAAGCGAATGCAGATGCCTCCCGTACTGCCGCCGGCGATTCAGCTGCTGCCGCAGCCGCCAGCGCGACGGCGGCGCAGACATCAGCAGCGCGCGCCGGAGCATCCGAAACCGCCGCGAAGATGTCAGAAACGCAGGCGGCCTCCAGTGCCGGTGATGCAGGTGCGTCAGCCACTGCGGCGGCAGCGTCGGAAAAGGCGGCAGCCGCATCGGCAGCCGCAGCAAAAATATCTGAGACAAACGCAGCAACGTCAGCAAGTACAGCAGCAGCCAGCGCAACAGCCGCCTCGTCATCAGCATCGGAGGCATCCAATCACGCCGCCGCATCTGATACCAGCGCATCACTGGCGGCGCAAAGCAGTACTGCTGCCGGAGCAGCAGCCACCAGAGCAGAAGATGCCGCAAAACGGGCAGAAGACATCGCGGACGTGATTTCCCTGGAAGATGCCAGCCTGACGAAAAAAGGTATCGTTAAGTTAAGCAGTGCCACGGACAGTGACAGCGAAGCGCTGGCAGCCACACCAAAGGCGGTAAAAACCGTTATGGGTGAGGTGCAGACCAAAGCGCCGCTGGACAGCCCGGCATTCACTGGAACGCCGACCACACCGACGCCGCCAGACGATGCTAAAGGGCTTCAGACAGCAAACGCGGAGTTTGTCCGCAAACTGATTGCCGCGCTGGTTGGTTCCGTACCGGAGTCACTGGACACCCTGCAGGAACTGGCGGACGCGCTGGGTAACGATCCGAGCTTTGCCACCACTGTACTGAATAAACTGGCGGGCAAGCAGCCGCTGGACGATACACTGACGGCGCTGTCAGGAAAAAGCGTTGACGGTCTTATCGAATACGTTGGTTTACGGGAAACCATAAATCACGCCGCCGATGCATTACTAAAATCGCAGAACGGCGGAGATATTCAGGACAAAAAACAATTTGCGAGAACTATCGGCGCTGTGACTTCAACTACAATTTCACTTGGTGAATCAGGCTGGTTCAAAATCGCCACGGTTGTAATGCCGCAGGCTACATCAACAGCGGTGATTAAACTGTACGGTGGGGCGGGGTTTAACGCTGGTTCACCTGAACAGGCGGCAATCAGCGAACTGGTATTGCGTGCCAGTAATGGTTCACCTGTTGGAATAACTGCCACGTTGTGGAGACGCTCGCCTGCTGCGGCTAACGAGGTCGCATGGGTTAATACATCAGGCGACACCTACGATATTTATATTAATATCGGCCAGTATGCGTACTGGTTAATTGCGCAATATGATTACACCGGTAATGCAAATGTCACGCTGCACAGTACACCTGAATATTCATCAGTCCAGCCGGGGGACTCAACCAGCGGTCAGACATATACACTGTTTAATAGCCTGATGAAACCCACTCCCGAAGATGTCGGAGCGCTGTCAGTTAATGGAGGAAGGCTAAACGGCCCGTTAGGCATTGGTACTGACAATGCGCTTGGTGGTAATTCGATTGTGTTCGGCGATAACGACACAGGAATTAAACAGAACGGTGACGGGATACTGGATACGTTTGCGAATAGCCAGCACACCGTTCGTGTCGCTCCCGGTGAAATGCAGGTTCTGGGAGCCATTCGCGCAGGCAATGCCAAACGAATGACCATGACTAGCTCAAATAACTCCGTGCTGAATGCTCAATTTCATTTGTGGGGTGACGGAAATCGACCAACGGTTATTGAGCTGGATGACGACCAGGGATGGCATTTATACAGCCAGCGTAATACCGATGGCAGTATTCAGTTTGTTGTTAATGGACAAGTTATTCCGGATAATTACGGTAATTTCGACGCCCGTTATTTAACATCAGGAAACGTATATACAAAAGGCGAATCAGATAATCGTTATGTCCAAAATATCCAGCGTGGCGCCCCAGTATGGCCGGGCAAAGTAGATGAATATGGACCTGCAGAAGCGCCTGCTGGTTGCTTTTTAACACAAGCCAGACATGACCCAACAACAGCATACGGTGTGACATTTGCGTATCGACCGTTGCAAATGTGGGTGGGTAATGGCTGGCGTACAATTAATGGATGATTAAGGAAACTATAATGGAATTAAAAAACGTAACCAGATACACTCCTGATGACCCGGATTATGATAACAACTTTCTGTATTTTCGTAGTGAAGATGGTCAGGATTTTTATGAGTCGCTGAGTAAATTCACGAAAAAATATAAGTTGTGTATTGACTCCGAAAATATAATCCGTTCCGTATCAGAAGATGTCTCTCGTCTTTATCCGGCTGGTTTTTCAGTTGTTGAGGTTAACAAGTTACCTGCAGGATTTAATATCTATGGCGACTGGAAATATTCGAACGGCGCTGTTGTCGCTGTTCCCGTTGATTATCATGCAAAAGCCGAAACCACACGTCAGAAGCTACTTACCGATGCTAACAGCACCATTGTCGACTGGCGAACCGAACTGGCGTTGGGGGATATCAGCGACGATGATAGGGCAAGCCTGACTAAATGGATGGTCTATATCAGGGCGCTGAAAATGCTGGATTTGAGCGATGTGAAAGATGAGGCCACCTTCACAGCAATCAGGTGGCCTGCATTACCACAGTAATAACTACTGGCTGGTTTCTCAGGAGGCATGGGCCAGTAAGTCAGTAATATGACGTTGTGAAAAAACAGGCTGGCGTTAATAAAATACACCAGCCTGAAGTAATATTCAGTTCAGGAGGAACTGATGAAGCATAATAACCAGATATACCATCAGTACTGATATGGTTGTTACAGCCTTCTGTAAAAATTAACAACCACAAATCTGACACCACTCCGGTGGTTTTTCTATATCTGGTGGCCAGTTGTCACACCAGGGGGGACGAATAAATGGGGCGGGTATTGGCGGCAGTCTACTGGAGGCGGATTTTGTATTATCTGGTGGGGGGGGTTGTATCACTAGCGGCCATCGCCGATGCCGAAAAGGCTGTAGCCGACAACACCAGAAGCAATGGGGAAAATATACGATGTCTCATAATATCACCCGTGAATATTCAGACTATCCTTACTGTTGACTTCCTTCATTTCCAGCATAGTTCATACTTCATTGTCATTGAATAA